GACACGCTGCTTAGCTTTTGTGAATGAATGGATCATCCAGACCTTACCGGCGAAATGATGCTGACTTGTGGGCTTAGTTTGCGTCGGTTTTCCATCAACCAAGCTATCGTATTGGCAAGCAAACTTAGCTTTTTCTTTCTGCCAAAGATCAAAAGCCTTGTTCTTTACCTCAACTTCAGTCGCGCCATAGAAAGCAACCATCCAATACTCGCCGCTTGGCAACTCAACGTAACCTACCCAACGACGATTTTCCGATGCAGTTTCAGAATGATAAGTAATGATATTCGGCATAATCCAATGCTCCAAAATTTTAGTATTTAAAACTATAAACGGCTTACAAATCCATGTCAACCGTTTATTTTAATTATTTGCTCATGGCTTGAGCTAGCTTAGCTTCGCAGGAAGCACAATAAGCGATAGCTTCATCTTCATCATCAAAGCGAGCGATACAAACGTTGTAGCCATTTGCATCTTTCGTCCACACATAGAAACCATTCACGCCGCAGTATTCATATGTAAACATTGCTCTATCCCCATCTGATAGAGCAACACTAGCAGTTAAAGCTGCTAGTGTCAACTCTTTATTTTAATTATTTTTAGTATTCAATCACCGGCAAAGCTGCTGTCATGTTGTTAATCCAAACATCAAGATCAGCAATAGCTTTCTGCCATTCGGTGCGCTTGTAGACCTTACCAGTGATCTTGCCAGCGTCAAGCAAACCACGCTTCATATTGTATCCGCGAGTAGGAATAATCTTACCGTTAGTCTCACCAATCATCTTGATCGCATGTTTGACGGTAATAGCATGAAAGCGCCGCACAGCGTCAGCACCAACATGGCTGGTGATTTGACCTTCTTTGTTTACACCAAGATAGCTTTCCATTTGTTTAGCTCCTGTTCAACAAAAAAGACATTAGCGGCTTTCACCGCTAATGTCAATTGTTTTTATTAGATGTATTGCAATTGCTTGATGCTAAACGGACAATTGTAATTTGAGTTGCTATTAGCCCATTGAATAAGCTGGTTGCGCAATGAAAGCTTGAAATTGCTCCTGACACGCTTACCGAACAATTTCAACATACCATCAAATTGACGATGCTTGCGAAGCTTCAGCAACTTACTATAATTAACTCCATATTCAGTAGCAATTTGCTGGATATTGGAGCGAAGTTGACGCTTCTTATTAGCTTCAGCCTTACGATATTGAGCGCGTAATTCAATCTCTCTGTTGGCTTTCCAAGCGTTGTATTTAGCCCAAACTTCAGGAGTAGCATCAGCCTTTGAAGCAAGACAAGGATACGTCCAGCCGCGAGTTGTAGCAAAGCACATAGACTTAGGCGACTGCGAAGCTTCATCCCAATAAGTCATATAAAAATCGCTATCGTGATAACCGTTGCGCTCAGTCTCGAATAAGCACAACCCATTATGGGTTTCATAGGTAGCCATAAGGCGCGGACCTACAACATCAGAACCCATAGAGCCTTCAGCAACCTGACAAGACCACCTGACATTAACAGCGTTAGCAGGAATGTCTTTCAGCGACCAACCCATATGAACGATAGCCATGTTTTAATCTCCTGTGTTGATACAGAGACTTTACACGCTTTCTTCTATGCTGTCAACTCTTTTAAATCGTCTATAATGCCGCCGTCTATTAATTCCTAACATGGTAGCTAATGCCGATATCGTACTAACTCCACAACCATATTTCTTAGCAATATCTTTAATCGGTTTACCAGCTTTATAATCTCTAACAATAGCTTCTTTTTGCTTTTGATGATATCTAGCAGGAAATTTCATTATTACCCCGCATATAAAATAATCAATGCTACAGCACCTAATAGCAACCACCAAGCGTTATCAAAATATAGCGTCAGTGGTCCGCTAATGAGCAAACACCATATCACAAACGCTACAAAGCCGTTTATAACGTATGTTTTAAATCGTTCACTCATCAGAATATCAATCGACTTGAGACATAAACAATAGTCAGACAACCAGCGACCAATACCAGATCGATGATATCCCAAAGCGTGATACCTTTAATCATCTTAATCATTTACTTCTCCACTATTTTGAGGTTGTTATTATCTAAAATTTTTAGAACCTCTATAGTAGTTTGACTAAAACCTTCCTTTAACATAGCAGCATTAAATTTCTGCTCAACAGTTTTTTCTTCTTCAACCTGAAGCATACCAGTTTCAATGAAGAAGTCAATCCATTTAACAGATAAATCGTGACCGCTACCATAAATCTTAGCAAATCGTTCAATAGCTTGCTTACGTGTCATCTTATTCTGTTGCATTCTTTTCACCCTTCATTCGAGCACCAGCATTATACTGGTGATCATTATAAACCTCAAGACATTTCTTTACACAAAAAGATTTACCGCTTGAAGTCAATTTAAAATTGCTCTTGAGTGCAGACGAATGCCCACACTTACAACAAACGTGACGCGACAAATTAGACAATTCAAATACTCCGCTTCATGATTACAATCATATTCGCAACCTCATGCGCTGTATGATACAAGCTTTCACGTTCAAACTCAAGCTTTACATCTTCAGCAGTCATAAACCAATGTTCAACATAACGTTGATAGTTAGCAGCACAAACTTCTTCACCAAAACTAGCTTGAGCACGATCATGGATCATCTTTAGAATAATCTGGTTCATTTAATTCTCCCAACTCTCTACGCGCGCTTCAGCTTCCAAAGACGACATATTAAACATTTCTTGCAAAACTTCAATAGCTGTCATTCTATCAATTTGATCATTTTTAAAATCATCAAAGACTTGCTCAACAGTTTGATATTCCATTCTTTATTCCTCTACTGTATAACCATAACCAAGCATGTTTTGTAACTGCTCTAAAGTTATCACATTATTAGAGACTAGATCATCTGTCAATTGTGCAATCAATTCAGATTGTAGTCTGACGCATTCTCTAATTCTTTCAAGATCGCCTTCATAGCTATAAGCGTTAGGAGTTAACTTATCCTTAACAGCAGAGCTAACAAGATCATATTCATATTTAGGATATTCAACCTTGATTTTCATTTCAACCTCTTTAATAATTAAATCTTGGCCGCAACCGCTAGACGAATTGCATTTAAGAGTGACCGCAGCACTCACCAAGATTTTAACTCGCGAAAGGCTACTTTCTATCCGTAGCAGGATCAGTGCGAGTTAAACTTTAACACTCTTTCCATCATCATATGACCAATAGCGGCGAGGATTGCGGACATACTCTGAAGGTGTATAAACATTACGTTGTCCTTCAAAAGTCAATCCATAACCTTGACCACCATAAGCATTATCATATTCAGTGATCAATACACAGCGCGGATTGTCACCAAGATCGTTATTACTATCTCCATTGTAATAACCATCATTTTTAGCGATGTTTTCAGCAAAAGCTTTATCAACTGTTCCCATTTTAATTATCCTTATACAGGCGATTTAAAGATACAATATATGGTTATTGGTAGCATGATACATAAAGCAACAATTAAAGCTAACGAGTCATAATTGCTGCTCTCTGTAGTTATTAACCAATAGCCAATACCAAACATTTCAAGCCGCCTTCTTATTGTAAGCGCGAACCGGCTTAACGCTAGCGGTTTTATACATGATTGTCAACCTTTTTCCGTGGTCCTAACTTTCCTCTACGTTGATTAGCTTCTTTTAATTTTCTTCTATGTTCTTCACTAAAAACTCTTTTCTTCATGGCAGCGGAATGATTAGCTCTATGTTCAAGACTTCTGTTTTTCTGATAAACAGATATAAGAAGTTTTGTTTCTTCAGAAACCTTTCTACCTTTACCACCTTCGCTTATTTTTCTTTTAGTTTCTTCAGAATGTTTTGTTCCTCTAGGACTACCACTAGTCAAATAAATATTGTATTCGAAACAACCTGTATCGATCCAAGCTTGTTCTACAGCTTCTAACTTTTCAATCTCACATTCTTCAACAATACAAAAATGAAAAGCGTCAGCACCATACTTGTGCCATGATTTTTGCAAGTATGAGTTATGATGTGTTTTATTATTTAAGTTTCTTTTATGCCAAGACCAGCGTTGCGAAATATGAGCGGCACTACCAACATACATTTTATCATTAAATGTATTAATAATAAGATAGATACCGCTCATTTTCATTTAAGCTGCTCGCTTTGTATATTTACGTACTGGTTTGACACTTGCTGATTGAACAGAAGCACCCATTCTCAGCCTCATATAAAATGTAATGAATTTCAACTGCGGATTGTGCTTGCGAGCAGCTTCATAAGCAGCCTTCAACGAATTGAACTTAACAGCACCCTTGTTGACCGTAACCATTTCTATTTCTCCATTTCTATTCAATATTTAAACTCTATACGCTTTTAAAAGCGCTGTCAACTACTCAATTTCAAATTCTTTATATTCAGCACTATAAATCTTCTTATCGTACCAATGTTTTACAAAAGCTTTAGCGTCCTTCTCGTACCATACAACTTTTTCAGGTATAGAGCAACCTTCAGAACCATCGTTAAAATAGCAAACATAGCATTTCATTTTATTTGACATTTACTATTCTCTCATATTGCGGATAAACAATCCAACAGCTACACAACACATGAAGCCGCTAGCGAATTGATTTATATTAAATAGCATCAAAGCGCTCACCGCTCCACAATAGAAACCAAACCACTTGTCAAGGAAATTGTTTAGTTTAGTTATCATTCTCTAACTTCCTATATTCTTCCCAAAACGCGCTGTAATCAAACTTATCTTCATAACCAACAATGCTAGCAAAATGATTGAGAGCGCCAGATGTAACAGCGCGCCAATAATAAGTCTCATATTCAGATTGCTTTGGCGGCATAGGTGCATCAATATACTTTACATTCTGACCAGAACGCAAAGCAGCGACTTCAACACGAAACCTAACATCATCACCGCGATCAGTATTAGTAAGATAATGCATTTTAAATTCTCCCATTAACTTCAGCGATAGACCTAGCCCAAATCATCGCATAACCCAATGCAGCCTTGAATGCGTAGCGATAGCCCATCTGACCACCATTAGCAATTTCATGCTTAGCACGACGATGTGCCATCTTGAACACTTCACTAAAGTTGATCTTGGTACCGTTGCAGAGAATTGCATATGCCGGGTTCATGTCTATCTCCATCTGATGCTTATAACATAGACGGTTATTTAAAAGCTGTCAATGACAAATTATCAATTTCAACGTTTTATTATCGTTGCACCAATCACAATCTTTAATATCGCAACGACGATAACCAAAGCTCTTACGCGACTTTAAATCAGCCTTATCGTAACAAACCAATTCATGTACATCACCTTCATTCCAGATATGAAATGGTGGCGCTTCTTCTGTATACATTGGTTGTTCTCCTACTTAATCCAGCCTTGGCGCTTCCAATCTTGTAGCAACCACAACCAAACGTGCATATCATGTTGAACAGTCATCATTGCTTCATTCTCCATTCAATAACTATATTCTATACGTCAGATTTTAAATGTCAACTGCAATCCAGCAATCTTTATTGTCACGTCGCAACAATTCATATCGTTGTGTATCAGCCGGTAAACTCTTTAGCTCCTTGAAATAACTAATAGCTGCTGCTTTATTATCGAATGCAGCTACCGACCACCACTTATCATCAAACCATACGCGAATGAGGTAGCGCAAGCGGTAGTAGCGGCTTTGTGAAGTCATCGCCATTTAATCATTCTCATTTAAAACGTTGGCGTAAAACCCTGCTTACGCAATCTATCTTTCATTGCCATAATAGCTTTAAACTCAGCTTCATCAGCAATCCGCTTTTTCTCAGCAGCAATAAGCTTAGCTTTATGCGCTTCCGATAGATCAGGATTAGCTAAGCAAGCCGGATTGTCACAGCTATCCGACTTGCCTGATGGATAAGAGCATGTTTGACAAACATACTTCATACAGGAACCGCCCAGATCAGTGAGACTTCAATACCATTCTGCTTTGCTTCAATCAAAGCGCGATCAATACCTGACCTAGCATCGCGACACCAACGAAAACATTCAAACTCAGAGCCATCAACCTTGCGAGCGAAGATTACAAACTTGACTTTCATAGCAAAACCTCCGTTGAACATAAAAGCAATATAGACGGATGATTTTAAATTGCCAACCGTCTATCTACATTTTTATTAATCAAATCCAACTAAGATCGCAACCCATTTCAGTAGCAAACTTCTTACCAGCATCAGTGAAATAAATCCAAGTAAGACCATCATCAACATCAGTAGTAATCAAACCAACCTTCTTAAGCTGTGTAAGATTGCCGCGTTCTTCCTTTGAACCACCGACATTACCACCAACCAACGGCGTACCAGACCAATTACCAGCATCCTTGGCATAAGCCATAAACACTTCAAATGAAGTGTAGGTAATACCAACTTCGATCAAGCGAGCATCAATTTGATAGCTATTCATTTGATTTACTCCGTTGCTGATAAAGCTAATCTATACGTTGTTATTGGTAGCGTCAAGCTTTATTTTAAATTATTTTCCATTCTAGCTTTATGCTCATTCCAAGCTTCGACGGTATCTTTACCATTTTTGCAATCATTGAGATATTGTTTCAAGCTAGCTAAACGTTTTTGTGTAATATACTTCATTTGTTCATTCCTTCTCTCTGATGTTTAAAATCTATACGTACTCCATCACTATGTCAAGCTTTATTTTAAACTATTTTCATCGCTCGAATAGTATCATGCTGCAACTGCTCAATTTTGGCTTTCAATGCATAGCAATTCTGCAACCATTCTCTGTATTGTGAATTATTAACAGTAGTATCTTCATTCTGTACAATAGACGCCAACGATTGAATATCAAACTTGAGCGCCATCCACCTATCAAATATTTCTTTCATTTTCTATTCCTTTTATTCCACCAATAACTAGGATCATGCTTATAGTCTGGTGGACTTCGCATAGGATCGCTATTCATCATTCTCATCTTGGTAGCATAATAACTTGTTACCACTTGAGGCTCTACAATATGCAATCCAACTTTACCACCAATGTTGCCGCGTATCAGCAATGGCATGTTTGGATCACGCCAATCAAGCCTGTTGTCTGGTGGTAGCTTTTTCTTTTTCATTTCTACATTCCAAGCGTTTCAAATTTCCACATTCTTTGAAAGCACCATTTATGATAATACCACCAACTAAAGTCAGTGCAAATATCAACTTCATCGCGACCACATATTTTAAATATTGTTACTATCATGTCATCATCATTGTCTTGCAGTCACCATCACATTTCAGATGGATATGCTTTCCACCGCGATTATCGACTAATCTCATGTGCCACATTCCATTACAATATGGGCAATAAGCTTTAGCTCTAGTCAATCCTTTCTTCTCCATATTCTTTTTAGCTATCACAGACTTCTTTACGATATCATCAAATCTTTCCCAAGGTAGACCCGGCATTTTATCTCCTACAATATAAACGACGATTAGTTATACCAAACGGCATTATACAACGTCTTTCTGAAATAATCAACCATGCAAGATAAGTTGCATTATCATCATGCCCACACTCATTGATATTCACTTTTTCAACTTTCTGATTTCAAATGCGCCTTCACGACCTACTGACGGTAGATGATAATTCCAACCATGATTATTGTATCTATTTTCTAAATCTTTAGCAGCCGCTTCAATTGCTTCATTCCATGTCAATATATCTATATACATTTTACCATTCCAAATCCAATTTCTATTCATTGTCGCGTTTTCTATCTTTTCACTCATTTTAACTTCTCCATGTCGTCTAGTTGGTGTTTAGTGGCTTGGAACCTGCTAAGTCTCTGTTTTCTTTATATATCTAATATATCTAATATATCTAATATATATAATAAAGGTAGTTAATATAAAGAGGATTAAAATAGATTGGATTAATGCCACGAGGTTTATATAAATAGTGTGTTTTATATATAGTATTTGCATTAGACGCCAAAACCGCAAGACATGAGCAATTTCAAAGACTTAACCGTTAGACGTCCATTAGACGCGCTAGGATCATAAGAAATGCACAGTTTATAAAAACTCTTTTACGTCTGAAACTACGAAAGCTCTCATTGTTGTACCAAATTTATCCATCAATTGTTTCTTTGATACTTCAATTAGCGAACCACCATCAATCATGATCTTTACTACATTATTTATCAAAATAGAAGCCTTAGCTCTATTGTCATTTTTGTAAGAAGCCATCGCAGACAGACGTTTATTCAAGTAAGAATGTGGGATAACTTTTTGACTATGCATTCTTTGATCAGAAACATAAGACTTTACTTTATCCCAATCACCTTTGATATAAACACCAATAGCTTTCTTCATATCACTAACTTGTTTGATTTCATCTGTATTGCGCCCAATCTCTCCACGCTCGAATTTAGCCGATAATGATTTGATATCATGAGTAATCAAATCCTTTGCCCACACAACATATTCAGGTAACACCATAGGATTGAATGGGTTGACGCCAACAGCAATAAGCGCTGATATCTTGAGTGCTTTGATATGCGCTCTATTCCAAAGCTGGCGAACAACTTCCTTATCTGTTGTGTTGATCTTACTATCAGCAAGTTCATTGAATTTGTTTAAAAGCTTCTGAGCATCATCATTGATACTAACATCTGTTACGCGCCGATTTGCCATAACCGTCTTTGCGTTAGCCATCAGCGATGCTACCTTATCAATAAGCATCATTGGTGGTTGAGCATACATATGATTTTCATTTAACTTAGGACGCGGACCATTATATTCAACCAGCATAAAGCGCGGTAGCAAACCATCAGCAATCATTTCTTCTGTTAGTGCTGAATAGAATGTTTCTGGTGTACTCTCAGCTAGGATTGAAAATGATGGTGAAGTAATAAGATTGGTGTTCTTCTCACTATCAGCATAAATGGATGGACGCGCGACTTGACCATGACCAGATTTATTGTATAGGTCTAGCATCATTCGCTTGAGTGTCTTTTCTGCTCCATTAGCTCTAGGATCAGACATAGCTTGCAAGCGGATGCCAAACTCACCTAGCACAGATACAAACGATTGTGATTTATTTGCTAGGAACTTAACGAGTGCTTGTCCTGATGCTATCTCGCTTGGTCCAATAAATTCACTAGCAACTGGTACTTGCATTGAGACAGCATTGACAATCTTATCAATGCCGCTTGCCATAGCTTCCTTGCCTGTGCCGGTGTTTGCCAGCAACAAGACATACTGATTAAGACCTGTGCCAGACACATTATAGGCGCGGCCACAAACGCCAGCCATAAGCCCAATCGCAGCAGCTAGGGCAATCTCCGGTACGGGGCGTGGTGCGGCTGTATAAATGAATTGGGCTATTTCGCCCATAAGACCCGGTGGAGGAAGAATGGTAGTCCCGGCTGGATTTGAACCAGCAACCAAGCCGTTATGAGCGACTAGCTCTGACCGTTGAGCTACGGGACCATCATTGGTAGCGGCACTAGGATTTGAACCTAGACTGTCAGCGTCAAAGGCTGATGGGCTACCATTACCCGATGCCGCCGTATCGTTGTTATCTACGGTCGTTTTTGCATTGTCAATAGCGTTACGCTCAGCTATCTTTTCTTCAAGAGCAATGCGAAAACCATCAAAATCAATATTAGGTGGAATGCGATCAAATGATTTATTGATCATCCATTCTACATAATCTTTTCGTTGTGCTTTCTTTCGCTTTCCCAAAGCTGATGTTTGGAAAATGCGCTCAATCTGATTTCTATTTTGCGTGTAAAAAGCGATAATATCAACAATAGCAAAGTCAGCTTCAGACTGGGAAGAATATAAATTCTCCCATTCTCCGTTGAACAGTTGCTTGAACTTATCGCCGTTGCTTGCATCTGAAGCTTGTTCAATAATTTTTGCATCTTCTAATGTTTGCGGTGCATCGCCTGTATGATAAGTGACGTTCGAACCGCCTCCCATTTGTTTAAATAATTCATTTAAGATTTGATTACGATCAGCGATAGCAACGTCATTGTATACGTTACCCGTCATGGTAGCGTATCGCTGACTTGAATACAATTCGATAAAACTGCGTCGCCTACCTTGTGGCAGTTTTCCTTTAACAATAATATGCAGTCCTTTACCTGAAGGACTGACTTCGCTATATGAATTAAATTCTTTGTATATCTTTAATTGGCGCTCCATATCCGCTTGATAGTTTGGATTTGGATCACCATTAGCAAGAGTGCTGCAATCGTCTAGGTCAATAAAAGAGTATGGATCAGCATCAGAAAACACAAATCCGATACCATCATAATTGCCAAATTGAAATACATTGAACGTTTCATTGAAAGTGCTCCAATCATTAGGATTAGTAACGCTAGCTAGATTGTGGGTAATTGTATACGGTACTTTGGTTGGTTTCTTTCCCCCTTTATCTTCGTATCGCCATAGTATCCATTGTTTTAAATCCCGCATTTCTTGCGGAATAGCAAATGCGTTCTTTATCATTATTATTTAAACTTTCAGCAATTCGCCAGTGCAATATTCATAAAGTCTTTGTACTCTACCAGCGTCAGCATTTTTAATATCGCCAGCAGCAAACATTCTAACCCAACTTTCAGATAGACCCGCCTCCCGCGCTATCTGAGCTATAGTATGCTTTTGCTTTAATTTGGTGTTAACCAGCGCTTTAGTCTTGTCGCGCAAAGATGAAGGAATGATAGGGTGTTGTTTCATTTTCTTCTTATGATAAATGGGTGGAAAACCGCAGACTATCCGCCAAATTTAGCGGTTGCAAGCTTTGGTTTTTCGCGCTCCACTATATTTTGCGCTTGACAATCGAGTTTAGCCGTTTAAGCTCCAAACCGATGTAAGACCTTGTGCAAGGGGCGTTGCACAGTATCTAGGAGGGTGTTATGAGCATCCGCCGTTGAAAGAGCGGCAAGAGCAGCGAGCTAGTTTACACAAACGCTAGCTCGTTGTTTCTTTTAATTAGAATAGGAATGATTAATGAAAAATCGAATGATGATTGAAAATCCGGCTGATGTTGAGCTTACAATGAAGTTCACAATGAAAGCTAAGGATTGGGAGATATTGCGCGATCAAATATATAATAATTTGAATGGTAAAAGTGTTTCATGGCCGCTATCTGAATTAACTCATGGTATTGACAACGCTTTTGCAAAAATTCGTAAAATTGTTTATGCAGACGAAATGGAAAATAAAGAATGAAAATTATTGTACCAATGAAGATTAATTCTGAGAAAAAGCATTCAGTCCGATATGATGCTATTGGTGATGAAGTCGGTATTACATCAGTGTATGTGATGAAAACTCAACTCACTAAGCCTTATCCTGAAATGATTAATGTTAGCTTAGAATGGAATGAATAATGGATATACGCGAAATTCTTCAAGCATTGGATAAACAGGATCATGAACTTTGGTCAGAATGTCGCACAGCTATGAGAAGGGTTTATTTAATTGCCCACAATAAAGTGCTCGGTTTGGGTGATTATGAAGCTCAAGACGACGATTTCATGGATTTGATTGACGTTAAGCTTGCTCTACTATTTGATCGTGCTGGTAGTATTTCTACTACTAGACCTATCAGTGATAGCAAAGCTAATGATATTGAAAAAAATTTACTTGATAAAGATGATGAATTAAAGAAAGCTTTAAACTCTCTTAATCAAGGCGCTCACGGTGCTAAAATTACTGGTCAAGATGAAGATCATTTTGGTATGATTGGTGCTGGTACAGCACATTCTTTAGTTCCTAATAAAGACGACGAATTGAAGAAAAATCTTGCTGATGTTCACCGCAATCAAATGAATACTATTGCAAATTTTAAAGACCGCGAATTTGAATTAAAAGTAGCTGCTGGTGTAATTCCTCTTTCTTCTAGCAATCTACCGAATAATGAATGGAAATAGAATGAAGCTTAAGATTGACTATGAACCTGAAAGTACATACCCTTACAAAGTGTATAAATGCGGTATGTTTCGAGATACTTTTATTGATAGCTTTCAAAACTTTGAAGACGCTGTTAAGAAAGCCGATGAAATTGTAAAAATCTCTGCAAAGTTTCCTCAATATCGACCTTGAATGGAAATAGAATATGAATAATCCTTGGCAGACTGGTAGCGAAAGCGTTCCTGAGCGTCCATCATGGATGACAGATGAAATTGAAAAACTGCTTAAAGCTAGAGGTTTACCGCTTGATAAAGACGGTATGCTGATGCTTTGGCAGACAGCTAAAGACAGCTTGAATTTCTATAAAGAACAGGAAATGGAGTTTCGCAAGGTTTGCGCTAGTTTCCTCGTTCCAGAACCACTTAAGAATGAAGGTATGAACACTGTTGATCTTGGTAACAACTTTCAAGCTAAAGTTGGTATTAAGCTCAGCTATAAGCCTAATTCTGATAACAAGGTTATCTGGAAAGCACTTGAGAAGATTGAAAAGATTGGTAATAAAGGTGCGTTCATTGCAGAACGCCTATTTAGCTGGTCGCCTAACTTCCTATTGACCGAATATCGTCAGCTTCAGGAAGATGCTGAAGATGGTAGCGCTGAAGCTAAGGAAATGCTTAAGATCATTGAAACCGAAATGATCACTATTTCTGAAGCTGCACCGACGCTTGAAATTAAAGAGGCTAAGAAGAAGAAATGAGCAGTAATCTAAGAGCAGAACCAATAAATAGAAAGAAATTAGATTTAGGAACAAGTATAAAATTTGCTTTACGTAAAGTTTATGGAGAACCTGTAAATATAATTTTAAATGATACTGCAATACCTGTTCTTAAAGGTATGATGGCTGTTGGTGACGATAATTTAGTCAAAGACGCTGAAAAGCTGATAAAATTTATAGAAACTTATAAAGATGTCTCTCTTAGAGAAGAATACTAATGTTAGAAAAAGATTTAAAACCAGCTAAAGACTTTGCTGTGCAGTTTGGAGTTAAGACCATTCTATATGGTCCGGCTGGTACAGGTAAGACGCCTATTAGTGGAGCTACATCACCTAGACCTGTGCTCTTGGCTACTGAGCCGGGTTTGTTATCTATGCGAGGATCAACAGTACCAACATGGGTAGCTCCATCAAAAGATAAAATTGATGAATTTATGAAATGGTTTGAGCATTCCGCTGAAGCCAAAAATTACGATACATTAATTATAGACAGCACAAGCCAAATGTGCGAGATAGCATTAAACGATGCTAAGAAGCGCATTCGCCATGGTTTGCAACAATATGGTGATATGGCTGATTATATCTATCCATATATTGAGCGTCTTTACTTTATGCAAAATAAACATATGATTTTGATTGCCAAGGAAGAAACTCAAGATGACGGTTTTCGCCGTCCTTACTTTCCCGGTAAGCAATTAGGCGTTCAAATTCCACATAGATATGATTGTATCATTCGTCTTGCTAAAGTACCTGTACCGGGTGTCGGTGAGACAACCGCATTTCAGTGCAACGCTAGCATTAATGTAATGGCTAGAAACCGCATTGGAACACTGGCGGACTTTGAACCGCCTGACTTCAACGCTGTTATTAAAAAAGCTACAGGATAGTGTATCCACCAGAGAAATAAAATGGAACTTGATAAATCAACATTCGATTATTTAAAACCAACAGAGAGACAGCTTAAACTTATGGAATATGCCCGTTTGCATGTATCTGGATTAGCTAAAGATTTAAACGAGTGTATTCCAGATGGACCCGACAAAACATACCTCATGCGTAAGTTACGCGAGGTTGGTATGTGGGCTAACGTAGCAATTACACGCAATCCAAACGGATCACCGCGAAAGGATTAACACAATGACTAGCAGATTGGAGCAAGCTTTAGACTATGCAATTAAAGCAAGCCTTGAATGTGACTATGACGATAGCGGTAGAGCTAAACCTAACGTTGATAAGTTAATTGAGAGTGCTAAGAAGATTGAAGCTTATCTAAAGGGAGAAGAAAATGAGCGAACGTAAGTTTAAAATTACACTTGATGAAGATGAATTGAAGGCTGTTATTGGTTATCATCTTAATAACCACTATGGCAGCTATGATGTTGAGCGATCAGCGCGTATTCATGACTTGACTAAGCGTCTTAATAAGAAGGATGATGAAAAAGAAACAACAGAAGTACCAGAACAGCAACCACAAACTAGCACAGTTTCAGGCTGGTAACATAGGAATTTAAAATGCCTTTCGATGCAGTTTTTGACGCAAGATCAGTAGAACCACGTCAAGGTGGTGGTAAGCACCAAGTTGGTAACAAGTGGCCGGGGACGATTACCGGAACGCGAGTAGATGAAACCAAGGATAAGAAGGGTGGTATGTTTGTAGTCACTCTTACATCTGCTGGTGGCAGCATTGATACCCGCTATAATCTTTGGAATGATAGTGAACAAGCGCGTAACATTGCTAAGCAGCAGCTTTCAGCATTGTGCCACGCTATCGGCATTTTTCAACTTAATTTCAAAGTTGATGCTGCTGAAATTCGTGGTGCTAAGCTTCTCTATGATGTTGGTTTCCAAGCTGGTCAAGAGCCGTCAGCAGAAAATCCGGCTGGTGGTTACGTTGAATTGAAGAAGGTTTACGATCTTCAAGGCAACGATACTTGGAATAATGGCGGTACTCAACAGCAGCAGACAAGCGGCTTTGTTCCTCCTAATAATAACCAGCAGCAGACGCAACAGATGCAGCCGAATAATCAGCAAAATAATGCTGGTGGTCAGTCTATGCAAGGCGGCTGGAATAATAATGGTGGTGGTCAGCAACAGCAGCAATCGCAGCCTCAAAACAATCAAGGCGGCGGTTGGAACACTCAACAGCAACAGCCTGACAATAATCAGCAGCAAGGCGGCTGGAATAACGGCGGCCAACAGCAAACCCCGCCTTGGAAAACCTAATTGCCTCACTATAGACTAATATAAAAGAGGCAATAACTAGGGCTGTTAATGGTTTCCCCACACATTAACAGCCCGCTTTTCTTTAGGTTGTAAAATGTTTGCTGATATAGAATTACAAGAGATAGAAAAGAAATTAAATAAAGCTATTGAAGATTACTCAATTGAAATTCATAATGATGAACCTAGAACGCATTTAGGTATATCTGAAATTGGTGATCTTTGCTCACGCCGTCTTTACTACAAATTTCATTGGATGAAATTTGAATATTTTGACGGTAGAATGCGGCGTTTGTTCAAGCGCGGTCATAGAGAAGAAGAACGCTTTATTAACTATCTTGAAGGCATTGGGTTTGACGTAAAACGATTTCAAGACCCTATCCTAAATTATCATCCTGAAAGCGATAGTTATTTCTATTCTGCTGAATTTATTCCCGGTGACGGTTTAGTACATGACGTAACAGGGATGATTGAGCATGAAAAGGAAGCTGAAAAGCGCGGACTTAGGCGTAAACAATTCCGTGTTTCTGCTGTCATGGGTCATTATGGTGGTAGCTGTGATGGTATTGGCATGTCGCCTTGGGGTAGTAAACACGATCCTCGTTATGCTTTCCTATTAGAGTTTAAAACACATAATCAAAAGTCATTCGATAAATATCTAGCTGATGGATTAATCAAATCCAAGCCAAAGCATTATGATCAGATGTGCGGCTATGGATACATGATGAATATCAATTATGGTATTTATTGGCCAGAGAATAAAAATACAGATGAAATTAAACCAAAGGTTATTAAACTAGATCACAATCGCGGTGCTCAGCTTTTAAATAAAGCTGAAGAAATTATTACTGCTGTTGAGCCTCCACCGCGCATTAGCGATAATCCAGCGTTCTTTGAGTGTAAGTTTTGTGCATTCTTAGAGATATGTCATTACAATGCTCAGCCTATTAAAAATTGTCGCTCTTGTCGAATGGCTGTAGCAACTGATAACGGTACTTGGACTTGCAAGCGATTTAATGATATTATTCCACCAGATTTTATCAAAACTGGTTGTAGTGATTGGTGTCCGATTTAAATGCAGTTACGCAACTATCAAGAGGAAGGTCTACAAGCATTGTGGTCCTATTTCATGAAGCACAAGGGTAATCCTGTGCTTGCGTGGCCTACTGGAACAGGTAAATCATTAGTACCAGCAGAGTTTATTCGCAGAACGTTGTTTCATTACCCGGATCAGCGTTTTTTAATGCTAACTCATGTCAAGGAATTGATTGATCAAAATTATCAAAAGATGTTAAAGATTTGGCCTAACGCTCCTATTGGAGTGTATAGCGCTGGATTACATAGACGTGATATAAGCTTACCTATCATATACGGCGGTATTCAATCAATGATTAAGATACCTGAAGCATTCGGGTATCGCGATATCATATTTATTGATGAAGCTCATTTGGTTTCTATGATTGATAGTTCGATGTATCAGCGCTTCATAGCGATGATGAAGATTATCAATCCAAATTTAAAAATCATAGGTCTATCTGCAACGCCTTATCGTGTTGGTCAAGGCATGATCACAGATGGAGGTTTATTCACTCATATAGCTCACGACTTAACGTCTATGGAGCGCTTTAACGAGTTGGTTGCAGATGGTTATCTTGCGCCGCTGTTTCCTAAGCGTACAGACGTTAAATTAGATATTAGCAACGTTGGTATTCAAAAAGGCGAGTTTGTTTTAGGCCAGCTTCAGCATGAAGTTGATAAGGCCGAAATTACTTGGAAAGGGTTACAGGAACTTTGTTACTATGGTCAGAATAGGCGCTCATGGTTGATATATGCTACAGGTATTGAGCATTCAAATCACATTGCTGAAATGCTTAATAGACTTGGTATTGAATGCGCGTCTGTCCACTCTAAACAATCGGCAGAGTACAACGCTGCTGCTCTTAAAGCCCACAAATCATTAAAACTACGCGCGATTGTCAGCTATTCCAAATTGACTACAGGATTAGATCATCCTTGTGTCGATTTGATTGGAATGTTTCGCCCAACATTGAGCGTAGCTCTATGGGTACAGATGTTAGGACGCGGTACTAGACCATGGGTTAATAGCGATTGGATGGAGTGCTATGGAGATAACTTCTATATACCCGGCGGAAAGCAAAATTGTTTAGTATTAGATTTTGCGCGCAATGCGGAGCGTCTTGGACCTATCAATGATCCAATGATACCGCATAAGAAAGGTAATAAAGAAGGTACATTACCTGTTAAGATTTGCGATAACTGCGGTACTTACCATCATATCAAAGCTGTCAAGTGTGATTGCTGTGGGCAACCATTCGAGTTTGAAGTTAAGATTAAAGCTCATGCTGGTACAACAGAGTTAATTAAGACAACTAATGAAACACCACGAATTGAAACATTCGACGTTTCTCATGTAACATACGGGCGAAAACAAAAAGAAGGCAAAGCTCCTTATATACAAACTACTTACTTCTGTGGTATGGACGCATTCAAAGAGTTTGTGTTCCCTGAAAATCATAGATATCCTAAAGACTATTATGATTGGTGGAGAATGCGCCATCGCTCAGAACCACCAAAAGAAACAAGTGAATGTTTAAAATATGTATCTGAACTGCGAGCGCCTAGAAGAATACGAGTGCATTTGAATAGACGACTAGCGAGTGGTAAGGTATTGCCAGAGATATTGTCAGTGGAATTTTAAAAATGAAAACTGATGCAGAAAGAATATTGCAAGACACTGTGCGAGAAAATGCATTAAAAGAACTCGCTAAAGGTATTACAAACTGGATGCTAGAGCAAGGTCTATACAGAACTTGCTTAAATTGCGAGCATTGGATTGAAGGACCACCAGATAACATGCAACAGATTTGCGGAAAATATAACATGCGACCACCTACTAAAATTATAGTATGTGGTTGCGATGACCACTCTGATAATATTCCGTTTTGATGGAGAATAAAATGCAATTCAATACAGGTGATATAATTAGATATAATGAAGGTGTTTCTGCACTATTTAAATATACAGGAACTAAAAATAATAATAGATATTATGGCGAGCATGTTTTAGGCGGCTATCATAGTGCAGAAGATTTAATTTTTACTAAATTAAAATTAGCTGATGAAAAAGATTTAGAGTTTTGCCGCAAACATAAACCGGAGTGGTTTTAATGATTAAGCAGCAGCTTTCCTTTGATACGCTACGTAAAGCTAATATTGAACGCGATAAGGAATGGAACCCTGATAAGAAATTAACTCCATTGTTTCGCGCTACTGAATTAGCTGGTGAAGTCGGCGAAGCTCTTAATGTTGTTAAGAAGCTTGAACGTGAAAAGCTTGGTTTAGTTGGTTCAAGAGCGACGTTAGAGCAGCTTAGAAATGAGTTAGCGGATATTATGATTTGCGTTGACTTGCTTGCTATGGAATATGGCATTGATATGGCGTATGGTACAGCAATTAAGTTTAATGATACTTCAATGCAGCGCGGACTTCACATTATGATTGGTGCAGGTGATTGCATTGTAAAGGAAAACAATAAATGAAAATCTATCTTGCTGCTCAATTCTCAGAACAAGCTCTAATGAAAGAATGGCGTAAACTACTACGTCAAAACGGTCATTATGTTACATCACGATGGTTAGAAGTTAAAGAAAGTGGTTTAGATGAAGCTCATAAAACTGATGCCGCTGATGAAGCAGCTAAAGATTTACAAGACATTAAAGCATCTGAGATAGTAATATCTAAAACAATTAACCGTGGTGATATGTTTACAGGTGGTGGTAGACATATCGAATTTGGATATGCACTAGCTCTTGATAAAATGTTAATCAACGTTGGTGGATATGAAAGCGTATTTCATAAATTAGCTTTTGTAACTGTATCAACAATTGAACAAGCTATAGAGATTGTAAATGAAGCGGCCAAAGCAAAAGCAAAACGACAATCGGCTACTCAACAGTCTGAAATTAATATCGTCCATCCTTGACACTGAAGGTAATCCTTGGCAAACTCATGTGCTCTTACAAGATAGCTGGATTATTGGTCATAATGGTATTATTGGTATTGGCGAACATATTGACGAAAGTTTATATGCCGCTCCCAATGCCATAATGTTACGCAATGCTTTAGCAAAATGTAGCGACACTATATCAATTACTCAACTAGATACCAAGCTATCGGTTAAGTCTGGAAAGTTCCGCGCGCTCATTCCTTGCATCCCGCCTGAGAACTTGACCCGCGCCTTTCCTGACCCAAATCTAGCGCCAGCGGATAATAACCTATGCGCTGCTCTTGAAGCCGTGGCACCTGTACCCATTGACGAAAACCGCACTGTAACAGCCTCCGTTTTAATCTATAACGGCTGTGCTTATTCAACAGACGGTAAGATAATTTTGCAAGCATGGCATGGATTATCATTGCCCACACTAGTCTTGCCAAAGACTGTCATAGCTCCATTGATGAAGTCTGGTAAAGAGTTGGTTGGTATCGGTGGTAGCCAATCAAGTTGTACATTTCACTTTAAAGATGAAAGCTGGATTAAGACACAACTCTTTGAAACACCTTGGCCTAATGTGGATAGCATTTTAAATAAACAACCATTATTGCGCGAATTGCCGGAAGGTTTCTATGATGCTGTAAATGCACTTGAACCTTTCTCGGAAGATGGAAATGTTCATTTCGAAACAAATAAAATGCTAACGCATACGTCAGATGAAAAAGGTGCTAGCTTTGAAGTGTATGGTTTACCTAGCGGTCCTGTATTTAACATTAAACAATTAAAGATGGTTGAACCATATATGAAGCGAGTAGATTTTATGGTCCCTCACCACAATTCAAAAATGTTATACTTTGAAAGCGATAAGGTTAGAGGTACTATAGCAGGAAGGCGAGAATAATGCTTATTTTATTTGGTGAACTTAAACTAGAGCCTCCTAAATATTACTTAGTTGGTGGTAAGGAAACTAAAGGTTGGTGGATATTTAAACGAGAAGTTGAAGTTTGGTATTTACATAGTGATCAGGGTATGTCGTTAGGACCATATTACAATATTCAAGATGCCCAATGGGCTTTAAGTTCAATGAGGAATGCATAAATGACTGAATTTGGAATGGAAACTAAGCATGATGGTCCTTGCCTAGTTTATAGCGATCATAAACTAGCTGATGTTTTAATGCGCGATGCTAAGGACATGAAGCCTGAATTAATTTATGACAAACGCTTAGAGCGTATGAAAGGCTTAGCTAAAACATATGCGAACGTAACAAAATCATTAGATGGTTATTCACAAGGCGCTTTTAAACGTATGGTAGCTTATGATAATCCGATTGATCATGTGCTTAGTCAATTTGGTCTAGCTGACCAACCAAAAGATGAAGTTGGAATAGTTATTTGTAAAACTTGTTTACAGAATGCTATCATTGCTTGTGAAGAAGTATTACAAACGCTTACAGATATTCAAAAGGCTGTTGAATGAGCGAACCTGTTAAGTGGGATGGTGCTAATAGACTATTAGTAGCTCCTAAGAATTATACAAAAGAACAAATTAAAGAATTGCCTGTTTTTAGTAATGGTGTTGTTTGTGTATCTAAATGGAGATTAAGCGAAGAAGCTCTTAAAGAAGTCATAGAAACAGGTTGTATATTTGTAGAAGTGTTATCGGGTGAAACACAACCTCCTATTTTTGTAGGAAGTGAAGAAGAATGTAGATCAATCGCTGTTGATTATGGAAGTGTGTGGTAAATGTATCTAAATGAAGAAGGGCGGATTGAGATTGGTAAAGGTGTTACACTCAATCCGTTCAAACCTAGACCGCTAATCAAACGCGAATATATGACTGAAGCTGAAGTTAGAGCTAACATAGGCTCTGACTTGATGCATGATGGTGAATTTTATCCAAACTATGCGCTGTATGGCTTTAAGAGTGTCAAGCTAAATAAATATCTTAGATTAGATGGAAACGTCAATCCGCAGTTTCTATCATGGCTACTGTTTAATTATCGCACAGTAGGTTTCAACTCGATTAATTTCGATTTACCTATGTTGTGGGCAACATTCGCTAGCACCGATCCTGCATTTTTAAAACAAGTCGCAGATGCTTTAATTCTTAGTGGTAAGCGATCAAAGGATATCGCCAAAGAATTTGGCTTTCAACTATTTAAATTACCAGAACGTCAACACATTGACCTATGGAATGTATGTCCGGGTAAACATAGTTTAAAGCTATATGGAGCACGATTACATTGCAAGCGTATTCAGGATTTGCCGTTTCCTGATACTCAACATTTAAATGCAATGGAAATTGAATATGTAGCAGACTATAATTGCAATGATTTAGATAATACCGAAACGCTGTTCAACTTCAATAAAGAGAGATTAGAGTTAAGGCACGATATTTCAATTGAATACGGCTTAGACCTTATGAGCAAGAGCGATGCTCAAATGGCTGAAGCCGTCATATCGAAAGAAGTAGCTAAGGCTACAAAGAAGTTTCTTAAACCTCCAAAGATTGAAGCTGGAACAATCTATAAGTATGATTGCCCACAATACATAATGTATGCTACAAAACCTATGCAAAATTTGCTATCGCGAGTAAAGCGAGCAGATTTTGAAATAGACTATGGTGGAAAAATCATACCTCCATCGCAACTTAAAGAACCAGTTAAGATTGGCGAGACGTGGTATAGCGTTGGTGTTGGTGGTCTACATTCAAAAGATAAATGTAAATTCTATAAAGCTGGTAATGGTTATAGACTTAAGGATATTGATGTTACGAGCTATTATCCAAACGCTATTTTAAATATGAAGTTGACGCCTATTGGGCTTGGACCAAAGTTTTTAGAGGTGTATGAAGGTTTTAAAATTGCGCGTGTATATGCTAAACAGCATCATTTGTTTACAAAAGATAAAGGACTGAAGATTTTTCTTAATGGCGCAAGCGGAAAGTTTAGTGATCCTTATTCTAATCTCTATTCACCGCATTTGACTATTCAAATGAATATTAGCGGTCAGCTATCAATTCTTATGTTAGCTGAGATGTTTGAGTGCAACGGTATTGAAGTTGTCTCAGCTAATACAGATGGTGTATTAGTCTATTACAAAGATGAAGATGAAGAAAAAGTTAATCATTGGATCAAGTATTGGGAAAAGTTAACCAACTTTAATCTTGAGCCTAATACTTATACAATGTATTGCGCGCGTGATGTTAATGCTTATTTTGCTGTTAAAGACGATGGTAAGGTTAAGATCAAAGGTCCATATTCTGAAGTCGGATCACAAACCGGAACCAAGCTTGATAACAATCCTATTACATTGATTTGCACAGACGCAATAGAAGCATTCTTAAGCAAAGGTAAACCAATTGAAGAAACAGTTTTAAATTGCCGTGATCTAACACGCTTTGTTGTCGTCAGACAGGTTAAAGGTGGAGCGGCTTTTCGTGGTGACTATTTAGGTAAAACCGTTCGCTGGTATTATTCAAAAGATAGCTTTGACACTATTCAATATACGAGCAACGGTAATAAAGTCCCTGATAGCCAAGGTGCTTTACCTGTAATGGATATGCCGGATGAATTTCCTAACGATGTAAACTATAGCTATTATATTGACAAATGTAAAAACATTCTCTATGATGTTGGTTACTATAAACGACCAGAACAAGTGAGATTTTTCTAATGGAGCAAGCTTTATCAGATATCTATGAGTTTATAGAACTTGTTAGATCAGGTGAGTTCTATAGCGATTATGATCAATCTACAGAATGCTTAGGCAAAGCAGATAAAGCCTTTAAGTTAATAGAGCAGAGATACAGAGAGGATAAATCAAATGCAGCAAGCTAGCTTTAAATCATCTATGCTTTCATCAGCTACTTATGATGAAGAAACACAAGAGTTGATTGTAACTTTTAACAATGGTGGAGAATATAAATATTTTGACGTGCCCAACCACATTTGGCTTGATTTTAAGGCACAAAATGAAAATGTTGGTAAGTGGTTCACTACCAACATTAAGAATAAGTATCGATATGAAAAGGTTTAATTGCTAACAGGCTTGACTTCCTGAATAGCTTCATAGACCGTTGTAACAAACGGCGTATTTTCTCTATAATGCCAGATATCAGATATCATAGCCTTAACGGTATGTGTATTACCGTTAAGGTTTCTGATATGATTAGTCAAGCTATCAGCCATTTCTATAGCTTCATCTGCTAGTTGATCAGCAGACTTTTTTTGTTTTTTAAACATTAGCTCTGCTCCCAAACAATCCTTTGATTTCCGTCAGCAGAACAATTGTTTTTTCAGATAAGTTTTCTAACTTATCATTGGCTTTTTCATACTTATCTAAAGCGTTCTTTCGTTCATTATTCATCCACAATAGAGCGACGAGTAATAACGGAGCACTAACGCCACCACTAGCTTTAACCCATTCCATCACTTCAGCAGCAGTCATAATGGCGCTAGTGCTCTTTTTATTTAAACATCGTCTGGTTGCTCAGGCGGAACGAAATTCGGATTTTGAATTTGCGCTGAAAGAGCATTCACTTGCGCCACAAGATTGTCAATATCCGCTTGGGTTAAATTCCCGCCTTTGAACATATTAACGATAGCTTCAGCGAAAGGTTGCGCGTTTTTCTCAGCTTGGATCACAAGCGGCGCTGCTGTAATAATGAGACTGCTAATCGCGTTGATAGCATTGATGATTGCTGCTGCATCCATGTTATTGCACTCCTTGAATGCCGGGGATTTGTGATGCTAAAGCAAAGCTCTTAAGTGAGTTAACAGCAGCAATAGCAGCGGTAACATAGCTAGAAGCGTCAAGCGTAGGATTATTGCGCTGAAACTCTGTTGCTGTATTAATAGCTTCATTAGCTGCTTTGTCATACGCTTGAGCCTTTACTAATACACTACGCTTATAGCAAACGTTCATAGCTGAAAAAGGCTTATCAACTGTGCAGCGCGGTAGACCGCGATAAGCAATCACGGCACTCTGTAAGATGCCGTATGTGCTAACGGCACTACCAAGAGTGTTATTATTGACTGGATTTTGAATTGTAGAGCAAGCGCTCAGCATTAAAGCAAAGCAAATTACAATAAATTTCTTCATGACTATTAGACCTTTTTGATAGCTGCGACGATAGCAGGTGTAGCCGCCACAACGTCTTTGTTACCAATCTTATCAGCAGACGCCTTATCAGTAACAACCGTAGTAGCAGGAAGATTAGCAGTAGTGTTCTTTAATGCTGAAGATGTAGTTGCAAAAGCACCCCACAAAACAGCAGCAAGCGAACCTATACCACCAAGTACAGCAATCCATGTTTGAGCATCCCAACCGAAATAACCTTTACCGGCTAGGAAACCAGCAATAGCGGCCACCAATGGAGCTAATGTAGTCTGTAGTTGTGTTTTGTTCATATCATTAAACCTTTAATTTACCAGCTTCAAATAATGCTCTGACTTGAGAGATTGATTTGTTAGTAGTCATTTCATAATGAGGTTTGTCTTTAAAACTTTTCCAGTTTCCACCCCATGAAAGCTTATCGCCTAGTGTGGGCATAATCAACTTAGAAAGATCATCATAAGCTTTTTCTTCAGCAGATGTTGCACCAGTGTAGTATCTGTTACCTGAGAAAATACCAATGTCCCATGCTATGCCAAAGTTATGATTTGATTGACCGCCTTTAGCATTGGTGACTTTAGGACGTTTTTTATACAAGTCATCTTGCTCAGCGTAAGACCTAGTACCACCGATCAGCTTAACAGTAAGTCGAAAGTCTTTTGCTACCAGCATAAACTTTCTAGCTTGAATTTGAGCGTTAGGAAGAAGTGTAGCAATTACACCTTCCGTTCTATCATCAAATCTGCCGTATTGATCAGCATACTTAATGAGCAATTTATTGAAAGCATCTTCAGCTTTGCGAGTATTATTACCATATAGACCATCGATCTTATCAGTGTATAAACCAGCACAAGCTAAAAATCGTTGAGCAAATCTAATATCAATTTTAAAATTCATGCTTCACCTATGGAGCTTTTACCGTAGTGCAATCTTGGCAACCGTTTAATAAGCTTCCTCCTGAGTCGGTCCATTTTAAGTTAGTAGTCCCACCACTAACTCTATAGCCAACACCATTAGCGCTAGCTATGCTGCTAGCCATATTGCTCATTAGAGTAACCCTTGGTGCTCCTACAAACCAGAAACCATTTTGAGTAGTTCCTATAGGAGCTATACCTCTAACAGAATTACCAGTAATACTTGCGCCTTCTTCATCACTAACAAAGACGAAACCACTACCTCCACAACCTTCTACAGAATTACCAGTAATTGTTGTGTTTAGCGTATATCCGATATAAATACAGCCGCTTCCGGGGTCTTGATAAACTCGGTTAGCACCATGCACCACATTGCCGGTTATAGTGTTATCAAGAGGTTGAGGCGCGCTAACACCAGCCCCATTGTACGAAGTTATAGTGTAAGTAAATCCAGAACCTGTACCTCCAACATTAGCCGGATTTACAGATAATACATCACCATTAACATAACCTGTACCGGGATTGTATGGTAACACACCTAAATTTGCGAATGACTTTACATGGCCGCCGTCTATTGTAATAAACGCGGTAGCACCAGAACCGGAACCACCAGTTAAAGGAACCGGACCATAAATACCATCTGTATAGCCACTACCACCTGACACAGTGCCGACAAGTGGACAGTTTCCAGACGTGCCACATGCACCACCTGATAAAACAATTCCTGTATCAAATGGAGCGGGTAATGTTGTAGCTTGAGAGCCTTCACATATATTACCTGTGATAGTATTATAGTATAATGCATCTGTTGCATTATATGTACCGAAACCTATACACTGAGATACATTATCTATTTGATTTCCACTAACAGTTACCCATTTTGCAGCATGAGCAAATATCCCCTGACCAAGTGGTAAATCAGATATCACGTTTCCTGATATTACACCATGCGAAGAAATACCGTAAGGATTTTGATCAGTGCTTGCAAGTGCGATAGCTGATGCTAACTGTGAGAAAGTTGGCGTCAATGAATACATAGCAGTTTGTTTAAATGTGTTGTTAGTCACGGTAAAATAGTTGACACCTTCTAACCATATACCGGCAGCATTTTGTGTTATGTAGTTGTTCTTTGCAGTAAAGCCGGTTGCTTGACGAATAAAAAATGCACGATTTCCAAAACGAGTAACATAGTTACTATCAAAAGTAACATTGGTTGAGTTTTGAAAGAATATAGGATAGTCGCCATCTATATACGCTGGTAACCCTGAGCCTGAAGCTAAGTTTCCGGTCATTCGTGTACGGAAAAAAGTAATATTCGTTGCACCTGCACCGGGTAGAACGAATAGCGAAGTTCCTTGTGTACGTTGATGAAACGTACAACCAGCACTACCATCGACATAAGTATTAGAACTTACCGTAACCGTATCAATAGTGTAAGTTACACCAGCGGCGCATACGATATGACAATTAACACATGCGTTAAAAGCCGCTTGAACACCTGACGTATCATTAGACGTGTTACCGGGTGTATAAGCTTTTAAAGATATAGTTCCTGTGTTAGCGGCCATCACATTGCTATTTACAGACAATGTGTTATCTAAAGTTATAGCTCCTACCGCACCACCAATAGACGCTACACCACTACCCGCTGATATAGATATATTATTACCAGCGCAAGTTAAACCATCACCACAATTAATAACTCCATACATACCACCGATAGACGCTACACCAAAAAACGAGTTTGGATTGCTATCAGGGATGACTTTTATAATATAGTTTTGTGTTTGCGAAGGCTGTATACGAGATATAGAAGTTTGGGTTACGTTTCCATTAAGTGATTGTATCGTTCCTGCTGGTGTAAAGCTGTCAGTAGTAAAAGATGTACCTATACCTGTAACACCATTGATAGCAAAGCTACCGCCGGGTGTAGTATCAGGCGAGATACCAACAGCCGCATTCGGAATACTCCCCGAAGCTGTCATAGGAGTGCCGCTAAATGTAGGTTGCACATTAGGAAGATCAGAACGAGCAAGAGTATTGCTTTGAGAACCACCTTTTGCGCCAGTAGCATCAGGAGAACTACCATAATAGCTTGTAGTTAATCTGCTAGATGCTATACCTCCCATGTTATTCCTACCAGCAACAACCATACCTCTTAAATCTGGTAAGTTGAATGTGTTAACACCATCACCATTACCATAAGGAAAAAACCTAGCGCTAGTTGCTGTTGTGATAATAGCTGTAGTGCTAGCTGTTATAGTGTTTGTAGCTTTAGAAACGATAGTAGCTCCTGCATTTAAGCATGAGCTTTCAATCGGTGCGCCTATAGGCAACTGAGACGTGTCAGATAATCCGGTTAACGTAGCGCTTCCTATAGTGCAGCTAACGTTTTGTTGTAATGTGATAGCTTGAAATAATTCAGGATACGCCGTTCTAATAAACTCTTGACCGTATGAAAATGCATATTGAGCAGGAGCTACAAAACCTGACCATACTTTTATAATACCTACTGGATCACCATCGCCAACAGTAGGTGTATTACCTCCACCACTACCAGTACCAGTAGATGACGTAATTTGGTCCCAAATCAGGTTACCATATTTATCTCTGACAATTTGGCGATAGTCGCCATTACCCAATATTAAACCACGACCAGCGTTATCAAGTACAACAGGATTAGTGTTAGGGATTGTTTGACCAGCATCTTGCCAAGTCATTTTACGAGTAGTTGTACCGGGAACATAAAAATCTATTGTCCCGGCAGCTAATGGATTGCCATTTTTATCTAAAAATGTAGTCTTTGCTGGCGGCAAAATAGAAGCTGTGTTACTCGTTTGAGAATATACAGCTACAGGAGTAGCTAATAATGCAGCAATCACAGAAAGTTTTAAAATGGAAAGCTTCATAGTTCTAATCCTGCTTATCATAATACTTTTAAAATTTCGCAACTGGATATGGATGCCCACAATATTAATTTTAGCTGCTTATGCTTGGTGGAAACTTGAACCTTTATATTGGTACTTAAGGCTTAACTACTTGAGTAAGAGCGCCAGCACTACGACGCAAAAGCGATTGTTTAGGAGGCCTACTAGCGATAGCATCAAGCGACTTGATTAAAGCTTGACGCTCAGCTTCATTTGATGGCATAGCCATTTTAGCCAAGCTAAGATTGCGGCTCTTGGCAAGCTTGGTAGCAACTTTGTGCTTAGCGAATTTAGCAGCTTCGCTTAAAGCCAATGTAGTGCCAAACCCAACACCCGGCGCACTGCCACCTGTTAGAGCATATAAACCACCTTCAGCTAAAGCTGGTAATGCAAATCTACCAATGTCTTTATTAGCACTCTTTTCAGGCAACGCTATTGCTTCATCGCCAGCACGACGCATTTCAGTTTGACTACCTTCAACAATTTTATTGTGGGTATTAGCAATAGATCGCTCATGCTCAAGACGTTGAAGAAGCTTTTCAGTTTTTTCTTTACCGAATAGAATTTCTAACCGCTTCTGATTAAAATCAGACTTACCTAAATTAGTGCCAGCTAAAGCGCCATTTCTCGAAATATGAATTTCAGTGTCAATAGCCGCTCTAGCGCCTTCTCTAGCAGCTTCTTTTTCATGATCGCTTAATTTGTTAAACCAAGCTTGGGTAAACTCAGGACGATTTTCCATCTTTTTAGAGTTTGTAAAAACACCATTGTAAGCATCATGAAAAGCGTCTGCTATGTTTTTTGATCCACGATAATTACTTAGTGCTGGTTTATATTTTCCACCTGTAGCGGCGTCAATATCGTTTACAAGATTAGCTCTAACATCTAATAATTGTTTACCTAATTGACGCGATCCGCCATCAGCACTTTTTAGCAAGTCTTCTCCTGTACGACGTAAACCAGATTGAAAACTATGCAAATCTTGTGCATCTGTGCGCATTTCCTTACCATTAGTAAGATAATTTTTAATTTGCTTTAATTCTGCTCTTACTTTAGTAAGTGGTAAACCGCTTTCCCCGCTAATTTTACCTGTAATGCCGGGTTTTAAAATATTATCTATCGCTTCAATTGTAGAAGTTACGTTAACAGGTTTAGCTGAAGCAACGGCTGTATTTATTTCATCAGCACCTATTTTTTTAGAAGCTGCTGTTAATTCGGTTATCTTTTTCAAAGTATTTACAGCAGCGTTACCAGCTTCGTCATAAGCATTATCTACAGCATTTTTTGACGAAGTTATTCTATTCTTTGAAGCATTAAACAAATAATTCTTAGCAGCGTCACCTTCAGTAACAAATAATTTTTGCGCCATGTTTAAAACGGCTGGTGATAAGTCTGCTGGTGCTACGCGAGGATCAGCTTTCATAGCGCTGACGACTTCGCTAAGCGCTTGTGGATCGCGACCATTAGACGTTATCTTATCGACCAATGTAGACAGCGCTCTATTCTCAGGCATAGCAGCGCTAACAGCTTTAGCGGCTGGAACAATAGGAATGCCAGAACCAGCAACAAAAGCCGCTTTTTCACCTATATCAGGATTGCCAGTTAATTGTGTAACAGGACGTTCAACTAACGTTTTTAAACCACCTGTAATTGGTGAAACAGCAGTAGCTAATGCTCCTAAACCGACTTCACCAACACCTGTAGCTGGTTTACCTTGAGTAATATCACTCAAGCCTTTACCAACTAATCCAGCACCAGACTTACCAGCTTCATAAACATCGCTTACAAGATTAGAAGGTAAATTTTTAATACCCTCTACAATCCCTTCTCTTGGATTAGCACCACCTTGAATACCTTCCTGAGCATTTATAATATCAGACTGCTCTTTAGAAGCACCAGAGATAGGCGGTTTAGGTCTAACTGTAATGTGGGTAATAGGTTGATTAGGATCATTTAAAAAACGACTAACAACACTATCCGCGCCAGCATTGCTTACTGTTGGAGTAGCAACCGCTGATGCTGTAGTATCTTCAGGATTTAAATAATCGTCAATTATGCCCACAATATAACCTATTGCTTAAGCTGTGGTGGAGCAATCATTCCAGCCTTTTCAGCGAATAAAAGACTATACTCAAACTTCTGTAATTCTTTTTTACTCAAACTCTTAACAAGCTTATCTTGTGCTTTTCGATCCATATCAACAAAACCAAATGCCCTAGGATCGAACACGTTTTGATTTTTAGAAACCCATTGAGAGAATTTATCCGGTGATAAACCTTGCTCGTTGAATAACAATGTTTGAGCATTTTCCATGCGACGTAGAGCAATGATAGATTTTAAAACCGTATCAACACCAGCAGTAGACATTTTGACGTTTGGATTTCCTTCAAAAGACGCCGCTAATTGATCATTAGTGCCAGTGTTGCCAGAAGTTCTAGCTACGTTAACCAAGTATTTCTTAACTTGGTCAAAGTTAGAAACATCATTTATGATTTTAGGATCAACATTAGGAAGCCATGTAACAATAGCTCGTTTAAGATCATTAAATGTTTCTGTACCGGGGCCAACCGCTTGTGGTCCAAGCTCTTTTAATGCATGTAATGCAGCTTGAGCCGGGTAAAGGTCAGCTTGAAAATTACGTGCTCTACCAAGAGCAGCAGCATAATCTTTACCAGACTGACCACCAACAGTTTCAATAGCACTAGCAACGCCCGGTGGTGGAGCGGTAACAACGCGATTAGGGAACGACGCTCCAAAACGATCATCAAAATTCTTAGCTGGTGTTGTACCTTCTAAGTCAATTCTTTCGCGTGTAGGGCCAATCGCGCCAGCAGTTATTGACTTTAAGCTTGGTGGTGCTGTTTGTGGTGCAGCTTGCGGCTCTACTCTACCTTCACCTTGAAAGAATGGAGCATTAGCCGGTCTAGGTGCTGGTACTGGCGTAACTGGTGCAACTGGTTGTGGGCCTGATGGACCAGTAGAGCCAAGCAATCCTTTTGACAGATAGTTAGGGTTAGGTTGACCATTAGGCAGTGTAGGATTGTTATCCACACTTTCTGTAGTTGGCGGTAATTGAATTGGTGTTTTAGTAGCTGGTGTAAATCCACCACCTTGAGCCGGATTAGCTATAGTACCACTAAACGTATTTTGATTATCAGTTTGTGTACCCTGTCTACCATAATGAAAATCAATAGCTTGATCAACAGTTCTTACATGCTGAATAGTATTACCAACAAAACCTTTTAATGTAGCAGCTTGCTGTTGTGGCGTCATACCTTGAGTTGGCGGGATAGTAGAAATGAAGCTAGCTGCTTGATCTGCTGGCATAAATCCAAGCTTGACATTTCTTTGTGCAGCTTGTACTAAATCATCTTGACTTAAATCAGGTTTATTGTATAATCCTACTAACTGTGTATTTAACTCCTGAAAGCGCTGTTTCATTAAGTCAAGCTTTTGCTTGTCAATAGTAAGTCTATTGCTTTCAAGCGACTGAAAACCTTGCACTTGATCAATTAATGATTTTTGTGCTTGTGGTTTAGGATATGACGACGTATCAACTTCAGCCATAATCTAGCCTATTGTGTAAAAGCGGGCCAAGATTGACCACCATAATTGATGGTGGATGCAGTACCGCTACCACCACCATACAAACCTTTATAAGCCATATAGCCGCCAGCGCTATTAGCGAAGTTGTTTACAGCGGTGCCAGCGGCGTTGTATCCAGCAGCTTGAGCATTACCAGCGCCTATTTGCGCCTGACCCGAATTATAAGCCGCTTTCTCACCTAAGACGCCAGTTTGAGCAGCCGCATTTTCACCAGTATCCACCAAGCTCTTTAAACGATTAAAAGCATTAGTTTGATTAGTGACGGCGTTATTAAACTGATTTTGATAAGTGTTGTCAGCTAGACCAGTAGCAAAAGCAGCAGCGCCTTTAAGTGCCGCACCAGAAGAACCAAGCCCGCGAGCAGCAGCAGAGTTTTGGGTGGATTTAAGACCTTGAAACTGATTAAATTGATAACCGGGTGTTTTTTCTAATGTTGCTTGATCCATTACAATAGGTGCTGTAAGATCAGCAAGACGGCTAGTAAGTTGACCAGCAGCGCTAACACCCATATCTCTAAAAGGCGCTAGATCGCCTCTAGTGGTGTTATACATATTCATTTGCGTCTGTTGTGCTTTATCAGCAGCCGCAGTTTGAGCATCAGCAGCCTTACTAGCGGCGTAAGCTGTACCAGCCGCACCAACAGCAGCAGCGCCAATAACACCAACAGCTATGTTGCAATAAAGCAATTCTGCTGGATCAAACTCTTTAAAATATTTGTGGTCTATCATAACGTTACAACCACTTGATTAAATGGATTTCAAAAGGCTCATAACCAGCTTCAGTTAATGGCTTAACAATGTGAGATTGCTTCTTAAATTTAGCTCCCCACACTAGTCTGTTGGCACCGCGTCTTTTAGCTTCACACTCTACAGCATCCCTAAGCAAAGGGAAAGCATTTTGACCGCGCGCTTTAAGACTTATGAAGAAGATATCTTGAAAACATAAAGTACAATCCAAGTAATGCAAATCAGGCTGTAAGAAACCAATATAATAGCCGACCAACTCACCTTGACAGCGCAAAGTAATGTAGAGCAAAGCGCCTTTATTTTCTTCAATAAAGTACCTTGGATAGTCGGGTTTAAGATCAAAGCCATGCTTTTTGTGGGCTGATACTTCTTTATAATGCTCTTTATTCAACTCTTGCATTTCAATATAGCAATCGCTGAATTGTTCGACATGAGAAGTAATCAATAACTTTGGTCTATTCTTCTTCATTCGCTTCTCATATCAGCAATCATGACGATACGATCATCAGCAGAGTTATTGACAACCGAATGCGTTTCGCGGTTATTGATCTGCCAAACTTCACCAGTTTTAAAACCTACTTCTTCATCACCGATGATAAATTTATTACCCGGTAAACATTGAAGCGCAATTTGATACCGCTGATAATATGTAGCTGGTGCTCCACCATCAACGTGCGGTGTAATTGTTTTACCGGGTGGTAATTTAGTGATAATAACTCTACCAAGTCTAATAGCACCAACTTGGTTCATAAGAGCTAAGATCAAAGGCTTGATTGACGGTAAGTCTTTCCAAGCACGATAAGGAATAACTTCTTTATCGTTTATAATCCGGCTTCCGTCTTGATATTCTTTACCTTCAACTGTTCTTAACATGAGTGGTGAAGTATCGTTAAACCAAACCCAAATATCAGAGACTTCAGCGTGAGCCGTACCCGGATGCTTTGTTCTTAAGGTATTCTCGTTCCACAAATCAACGTTACGCTGCAATTCAATCATAATTGGCAGCACATTTACATTATCAGCTAATTTTAAAAAGTTCTTCATTCTAATTTCTCAACTTCCTAAGAATTGCGAAGTACCATCAGTAGTAATAGTGTCTCCAATAGACACAGGTATTATCTTTTGACCAGCACCAAGATTAATAACAATAGAGCCTCTAGTTAGCGATGTTGCAGTGGCAGCAGAGTTTATAATAACCGTGCCATTTTGATTAGCAGTAAAAGGATTTTGCTTTATAGTCTGAATAGCAGGAGCGTTTTGCACAAACTGTTGAAAGAAGCTGTTCCAAGGCGGTAAAAGTTTGCCCATCTTATCAACTATAGGAGCTAGCATATTAGGAACAGGTCTAGTCATGTTCTAGCTTTCTTACGCTCAATAAAACCGCCATTGAGCGCTGTTTTAAATGGCGCTGACCAACTTAGTTTAAAAACTCTATCTCTTGCTTGCCCTAATCTATTCCAAGACACTGTTGTCAAGTATTCACCAGTTTTACCTAATGATTGCATTATTGGATTGCCGTAAGTACGACCTTTATCATCAGACCAACTTAAACTAATTTGCGGTGTAGCGTCTTGATCTAATATCGTTCCTACCTCCATATCAGCATCAAAGCTCAATGTGGAAACACGATCGTTATTATCAATCAAGTGTGGGAAAGTTCTAATTCTAATGATAGGAGTTTCGGGGTTACTATTAGCATAGTCAGTATAAGCGTCTTTATTCAATTGAAGAAGATTGCCACTTTCCCAATCACCAACTAAGATTTTACCAAATGAGAACGAGCAACAATTTTCTCTTGGTCTATGATGATTTCCATTATCATCTATCCAAATTTTTTCTGACCATTGTTTAGTTGTTAAATCGTAAATCCAACCTTTGTCAGCAGTAGGAAACACTAATTCATAAAAAGCATGATCTTCAATTTGATAGCAGAAACCTATTGCGTCATCTATAGTAGGATAACTTTTAAATTCAGAAACTATTCTAGGAGTAGATATCTCAGCGACTTCATAACCAGTGCCTTGCAACACTAAACCATCACCTTGCATATCGCGATGTAAGAAAAATACAGATATATCTTGTGATGCTATAGAATAGTGAGCCGCAGCACCATGATTGATATAAGCACCTTGAACTTGCTGGAAATAAAAATCAGCAGCCCCCGTACCTATCCAAACTTCAGTAGTTAAATTGCCTATAAGCCATAATTCACGATGTACAGAAGCTATAGCTAAAATAGGGTCATTGAAGCCTGATTTAGCAGCTATGTCTAATGGATCAAAAGCTGTTGCTGTAGTATTAACTGTCCAAACAAATCCGCTTCCGGCTCCACCAATACTGGCATTATCTACTGATAACGCGTCACCAATTATATAGTTGACACCCGGATCAACGATAGAAACTGTTGTAACAGCGCCACCAGAAACAATCAAATTTGCTCTAGCACCACTACCTGAACCCCCAGTTAAAGGTATATCTAGGTATGTTCCATTAGTATATAGAGTACCACCAGAAGTAATTGTACCAGTTTGAATAGCTGTATTCGTCAGCATACCATAACTGGAATTTGATAAGCTGATATAAAATTGATTAGTATTAGGTCTATTAAATATAAAAAATGTATCCAATAGTTCTACATAATCAGAACCTAAAAAACTAGGATCGGTTATAGTAGCAAAAGCGTTAGTGTTCATGTCTATGACATAACCATTAACACCATCTACAAGTATGACAACTTGTCCGTTGTCTTTCATTTTAATTAAGCTAGGTCTACTAGCAATAATGCCCACAACAGTAAGTGTACCATCATTGCTAACAAAATAAACTTGTTGCCCTACAACATAATAAGTTGTGTCTCTACTTGTGCGATATAAACCTCTAGCTGGAAAAACATATTCAGTGTTTTGACCAAATAAGCTTGTACCGGGTGTTAGATAATAAGTTACTGGTGCTGGTGCTTGTGGATCAAATTGGACGTTGCCTTCTGCATAGAGATTGACGCACTCTTGCCCACTAGCAATAATGCTCTTTCCAGCATAAGCAGCGCTTACAAGAGGTATGCGAGGCATTAACGAGCATCCGCGTTAAATATATAAAACGAATTAGCACGATGAAAGCGCAATGGTGCTGGCATTCTTAATGTGGGTACTTGAACGTTTGAACGCTTGATGGTATTCAGCGCTATTTTGGCTAGCTCAACTTGGGTTGGATTAGTTGGATACTGATACATAGAGCATAAGCGTACACATAAATTATAGTGTATCGCTTCTTCATATTCAGGCGGCATATTAAATTCAGCATCAAGACTGCTAGTAACTTCAGTTACAGTCCAAATGAACCCTGTACCAGTACCACCTACGTCTGCTGGATTAATATAAAGCTTATCGTTTATATTATATCCATCACCAGCATCGTTGATCACAGTATCAGTGATTATACCACCAGCTATGGTAATATCAGCAGTAGCACCAGAACCAAAGCCGGTTAAGTTTAAGAGAGGTACGCCAATATAAGCGCCGTCTGTATAACCAACACCAGCGTTTGTTATCTCGCCAGCTTCAATTTCAATAGTAAAGCCGATAGGGCTTTTAACTATTAAGTGCATTTCGTATTGTTGAGAAGGAACCGGCCAAATATGAACGTTCCCATAAGGGAATGCGTTATCATAAAAGAAATATTGCGGCCAAGAGTTTAGTTTCTTCAACGCTATTAAAGCGTAGTCCTCATAGCTCCATATAGGTGCTAAAGGAAAGCTAACAGGATCATCGCTAGGATTACCTGTTAGTTGTACGAAATAAGCAGCTTGAATTTTATCAGGTCTAGGAGCGTTATAATATTGACCGGGACCAATCAAATTTGACTTTTGATTGTTACCTAAACTGACAACTTCTGTTAGTGCTGGTACAAGCCAACGGCGTTTCTGCCATTGAGCAAGCATGTTGTTTAAAAGTTTTAAGGCGTCGTTAACATCTTCATTCAAAGGTGTTTGACCGACGCCTAAAACACCCGCTTCTTTTAATGCAAGATATATAAAATCGCGGGCTGTTGACATTTATTTATGACCATCCGTTATTAGCTGGTTTATTCTCATTCTCAACGGTTGCGTTTCCAGTAGCTTCAGCTTCTTCAGCTTCGTTCTTAACTGTAACACGTTTGCCGTTTTTATCAGTAACCTTTTTAGGATAGTTTGTATGACCCTTTTCATTCTTAATATTAGGATCAACACCAAAACCCGGATGCGGGTTTGCTACATTAAACTTTGATACGTCAACCTTATGCTTATCTGAATAGATTTCTAGCTTATCGATTGATTGATCTAAATGAGAAGTATCCAGAATACCCGCCATGTTTATTCCTTTCATTTAAAAATTAAAAGCAGGGAAAGGTTTTACGCTTTCCCTGCCATTCTGATTATTAGACCTTATCGGCTACAACACAAAGCCATTCCGGTCTAATATAGCGCTTACCAAACAACACGTCTACACGAGTAGCGAGTTGATCCGACTGCGGTAAGTAGTCGGTGATGATACGCAAGCTAATACCATCATAGTTAGCTCTTGCACCTTCTTCAACCGCGCGGCGTGGCAGAACCAAGTCAGCAGAAGCCATAGTGACAGCCTTTTGCGTGTAAGCAATCGACTTGCGGTAGACTTCATTAGCCTTGGTCACCATTGTAACGCTAGCACCATTAACCGGCAAAGCATCAACAGTCTGATATTGGCTATCTTCACCATTCGGACCCGGCCCAATAAGACCCGGATAGATGTAGATTTGGGTATCGCCAACACCAGCATCAGCCGTTAACACAAACTGCCGTGGTGTTCCAAGCGATTGCTTGGTGACACGGTTGACCATGTTAACATCTTCAATAGTGATGATATCGCCCTTGCGTAAGTTACCAGCAAGAGCGCTAACCGTGAGCGGACCACCACCAGTACCAGTAGTTTGATTGCCGCCATTAACGGTAGAACCGTTAGCGTAGCTACCAGACGTATGAGTGATGACGGTTTGATCACGGAACCAACGCGCATAACCAAGACCAGACTTCATCTTGCCGCTACGAAACTGAGCGCTAATCTCAGGTGTAGGATTGAGCAAGCCTTGAAGTGCGGTAGTGGTACGAGCATCAGTCTTAGGCGAGTTGACAACGCGCCGATCCATATCATCAGCAGAGTTATCATCAAGCACGGCGTTGGCGTCAAGGAATTGCTCTGATGTAGGAGTGATGATGTTACCAGCACCATCGACATTACTAACAAAGTTAGCAACACCACCTTCAGAACCAAGCATGACGTTAAGAGCGACCTTACCAGCAAGAGCATTCATCATTGGTGCCATGACCAATTCAGAATAATTGTCAATGCTCATGGTGCGCTCAGCCGTGGTATACGGCGTAGCAACGTTAAGCTGTGTCGAGACAGTTAAAGTGGTAAACTGTTGGGTGTTGTCCTGAAGCTGCATAGCCGGACCTTCTGTAACAATGAAGTCAGAAGGCAGACGGATACGCAATGTATCGCCAATTTTCGCACCATCAACTGCGAATTGGCCGTCATATTGAGTATCGATGTTCATGATGAAAAGGTTGCTGTTCTTAAATAAGCGCACAGCTTCCTTAGTAATCATATCAATAGTGAGATAGGTATTTGCCATCGTTTTAAATCCGGTTGATTAAAATTGAAACTGAAAGATTGCTCTGACTGTTGCTTGTGACAGTCTTTTTGAACAAGCTAACAGGGTCAATTGTGAACCGGACCAAGACGGCTTATCTTCTGACAGGGTCTAGTTTAAGTCGGACCAAGACGACTTTTAAAAATTAATACACGAAAGAGTTGAGTTGTAAATAGAAAATGTGGGCAAACCTAAAAGATTTACCCACACTTAATATCAATCAATAACCTCTAGCTTTTCGACGTTCTTCAATCTGTCTTTCCCGAACCTTAACAAAGTCGTCCATGCTCATTTTATCGTTAAGTTGAACAATACCCTTGTTGCCGCTCTCGTTGATTGGCTTGATCGGTGGTGGATTGTTAGACTTCTGTTTAGGCTTTGGTGCTTTCTCAGCTTTAAGCTTATCAGACAGTCTAATAAGCTTTTGACTCATTCTGATATCACTTAATTTGTAAAGTTCTTCAACTTCATCAATATTGTCTGTCAAATAATTTAAAACTTCACCACCATTTTTATTATCTAATTCCGCTAGCATTGTGACAAGTCTAGTCTGTACAGGTTGACCAATTTCTTCATTCATGGTAGCTAGCTTAGTTCTAAATTGGTCAGTGCTTACGTTAGCAGCTTTAACAGCATCAGCCTCTAAAGCATCACAACTAGCTTCCCAAGCTTTCTGTGCTTCTTTAGCCTGACGTTCTTCTAATTTCTTAGCAGCCTTTTCTTCAGCGCGGCGCTCAACTTCTTCTTCAGTTAAACCTTCTTTAGGCTGTTCATTTAACTGCGCCTCTAACTCTTTAACACGCTTTTCAGCAGCAGTCTTTTCAGCAGCAAGTCTATCCCATTTACGTTGCTGGCGCTCCTGCTTACGTCTAGCTTTTTCTTCTTTAGCTAGTCGTTCTGTTTTCTGTTCTTCAGTCTCATTTTCATTTCCATCACCAGCTTCTTCATTATCTGTTTTTTGTTCTTCATTTTCTTCATCGTCGCCGGTAGTTTCATCTTCATCTTCATCTTCTTCATCATTATTTTCGTTGGCGTTTTCTTCCCCATTTTCGCCGCCTTCAGAATTGTTGTTCTGATTTTTATCTTCATGTGTTGTCGCAGTAATATTAATTTCTTCTCTCTGACGTTGAGCTAATGCAGCATCATCAGGCGGCAAAAACACAGCAGCAGAATTAAGATAACGAGTAAACAAATTCATTTTAATTACACCTTTATTTTGCGCTTATCAATTTCATTTTTGACAGCTTGTTGAAGTTCTATAAAAGCAGGATTAGCAGGAGCAAAATCCATTTTCTTTATAAGCTTGCCGTTTTCCATTCTATCAATATTAAATTTTTCATTCTGACCCGCTAAGGCTCTTTTTTCCTCCTGCTGTTTTAAATGACGATAGAGATTTAATAACTCGTTATCCCATAATAGCGTTATGTCTTTACCAGCATATTGCATGTTAGCAAATCTTTTTTAAATCTTGCATCTGCTCTTTAGCGCAATTTTTAACAGCGCTCATTCTATCTTTATCACGCTTAATTTCTTCAGCGCGTTGAAGCGTTCTAATATCGTCTTGAGCGCGCCATTTCTGTTCTTCTTTAGAGTTATAGGAATTAGCAGGAGTGTCGCTTACGATCTTGACCGGAACCGGCTTTGTCTTGCTGGTAGAATTTTTCAAACTCTTATGACGTGCCATGATAAACCTCAATTGATTAATTTAATAACAGGTTGCTTTTTTGGTTGCTTACGTTCTTTCTCCATCTGAGCGTCAAAGATATTATCAAGCGTTGGCTTGTCATACAGTTTTGGCAACTCAGGAAGAAATGGTGTATCGTTCTTAAATGCACCGATACCAGAATTACTTAATTCTTTATCGTTGGTACGCTCAATAAAAGCGTCATAAATCATCTGCTTTTGACTTTCTGGCGTAGCAGGATTAGAAAGCATATCCATTAAAGTCTGCACAGCTAACGGAATAAATCGCTCAACGTTAGCTCTTGCAAATGCTCTAGCATTTTTAAACTTGCTAACCAATCCTTGCGAGCGACCAACCTCATAATAAGTTGCTGCAAACTTTAAAGCTGTTTCTTCAATTAGAATAGAATGAGGTTCGATAATCTTGCTAGCTAAATTGCTCATTTCTTCTTTCCTTTAGCTTTACGCTGCACAGCATAAGCAATAGCAACACTTTGTTTTAATGGCTTTCCGGCATTGACTTCAGCTTTAATATTTTCTTTAAAAGCTTTCTTTGAGGTTGACTTTTTCAGCGGCATTAACGTTGCTCCTTAAAAGGATCATAATCAATAGGAGTATAAATAGGTAATCCAGCAGAAAATAACGGCTGACCTTTAGTTTTAATTTGTTCGCGTAGTTTTGGAGTGATTGGGAAAGTGTAAACAGATTGTTTTCTATTTTCAGCTTTAGCTTTTTCCCAATCTGCAAAATCTTTAAAATCAGTAGGCTTTTTAGTATCAAGTGGTAACTCAGCCTTACTGACCTTAGCGCCGTACTTCTTACCAAGAGCATTAAACTTATCGACAAGCATTTTATCATAAAATGCTTTCATACCTTCACCACCAACTTTTAAATCTTGACCTTTCAATTCATTAGTATTTATACCTTTATGAATTTCAGTAGGATTATTTAAAAGTTTATCCGCAACATCTTTGCCCACAATATCAGGCAATTCTTCAGGCTTAGCAGTTTTATTTATGAAGCGGTTTCCACCTAATCCATAACCTTCAAGCTGATTAGTTTTAGTATTGTACATCAATCGAGATACTTGCTTACTCAAATCATATCTAGCAGCTTGTGCTTCACCCGGAGTCCAAGATACTTGATCATAACCATTCTTAACAGCGTGATCTAAAACGTTTTTAATAGCTAATTCATCCCAAGTCTTTTTGAATGGAGCATCAGGGACAGCGTTATTTTTCTCGTTAAGTTTCATTAATAAGTCATTTAACTTATCTTCTTCACCAATATATCTAGCCGCATGAACCGGGCTTTTAGTTTCACCCATTGTTTCATTAAACAATCTATTAGCTTCTATCTCAGACATATTAGCGGTTTTGGCACGCTCCATAAATTGTTCTTTAGCACGATCTCTTACATTGCTGACATAATCATCATAGCTCTTCTTTGCGTCGTTATTACTTTTATATCCGTGTTTCCTACCAGCTTGATGCCAATCGCTTTGAATTTCTTCAACGTGTAACGTTTTCTTACCGTCAATATTGCGATCATTCATTCGAATGTGGGCAAGAACGTTTGGTTCATCCCAATGAGAAGATTTATATGTTCCAACATCTGAAGCATTAGTAACATTATCTCTATATTTCTGAGCAAATTCTTTATCAGGCCATTCGCTAATCTTATCTCCATAGCCACGACGCTCAGCCTCTGAGCGTAGCTTTTGAGCTAACGAATTATCAGGCAACGTCAACAGCATTTCACGGTAATTGCTATTTCCTGTAAACGCCGCAATTCCATTTCGTCTTACATAAATTGCATGATTTTCAACAGTAACACAAAATGCAAAATCGTTATAAGGAGCTATCTCAAACTTAGCTTCATCAACACTAGACCATTCCTTAGATTTAATTCCAACGTAATATAAGCCGCTAGGACGTTGACGAACATTAGCACACTTCCCAACTAACAATGCTAATACTTGAACGTCATCAGCTAACTGTTGAGATTTAGTGAAAAATGTAGTTTTATCTAATCGACCTTCTTGGACTGACGTACAACCATCGCCTAAAATCAAACCATCTAGCAGGCTTTGAATTACTGATTTATTTTGTTCAAAAAAGAAATAAGGTATAAATTTAAATTCTGAAGTTGGTTGTTCATGAAATAACTCAACTAAATCTTTGCTGATAGTTTTAATACCAATACCATAAGCATCGCCATAATAGCACCAAGGTAAATTCATTCTATCTAGTAACGCTTCGATGCGCTCGCACTTTTCAGGATTGTATTCTTTAGATTGCGCTATCTGGATAGTATTTTTTCTACCTTGGCTGTTGAGTTTACAAGAACCTTCAGCTACATACCAGCCAAATAATTCAGCTAGATCATTTGGATTAAATCCAAAAATATCATCATCACCTTTAGCGCTCCACACTCCTGTCAGAGGAACAAGCATTTCGCTTTTATTCCAAAGTTCTTTAGCGGTAAGTCTAATCAAACCATCCTGATTACGCCGACGTTTTTTAGCAATCATTTGATGATTTTCAGTAACACGCATATTAATAGATTGACTGAGAAAATGATAAAGATTTTCAGCATAAACACTTGGAGTATCTAAAACAGGTTGCCATTCTAAAACACCGTCTGTATCTTTGCGTGTCATCACAACATCGCCAATTCTAACAGTATCTATTCGTTTCCAGCCTCTATTTGTAAGAATTTCAGTATCGCGAGATAGAGGTCCACCGGGTAATTGATATGATGAATATTTAGTTTCATTTGTAGTAGGTAAAACTGTACCATCACTATCACGTTGAATTTCACCAGTATCACGATTAGTTTTTATAATCTGTTTAATCTGCGGCTGTCCTTCCTGTACAGCTTTAAGCAAATCGTCTTTAGTGATTGGACCACTAAGCTTATCTAATCCAAGATGCTGCAATTCCTCTTGCTTAACACCCGGTTGATTTTTAAGATAGCCTAACCATTGAGCAGCATCGGCTTTACCTTGCTTGGCATTAAGCAAAGCATTCTCAACACCTGAGTAGAATGGTTTATTTGCAGCTATCACAGCACCCGGTTTGCTACTATCGCTCATCATTGTAGACGTTAAAGCACCGAATTTACCCGACTGTGGATCGATGATGCCATTATCAATTCCATATTGCAGCGCTTTATCTCGCGTTAGAAAATGACCTTTATCATTGTAAAAGCCAAAGTTCCAATGCGAAATGTCGTCACCATTCATAGCCTGTTTTTGAAACGTAGGATACAAATCAGCCGGTATCAAGTCTAAGTGCTGCTGACCTTCCTTTCCTTTATAAAGCTTCTCGCCATACTTTAAAGCAGGACGTAAGAAAGGACCAGACCCTAGAGAGGTTCCAGCTTCAGCGCCGACGCCTCCTAAACCACCTGTACCCGCTAAAGCCGACATAGCTTGCCCAGCTTCAATCATTTGTGGGCTAGTATGTGCTTCACCTGTAACAGGATCAATAGCAAATGCTGGTTTCTCACCACTCATAACATCATGAGCAGCAGATAGACCTTCTCTCACCAATCGTTCCGGCCATAATTGATAACGCTCTTTACCATTCAATCCTAATAGATTATCACTAGATTTACCTAATACTTCGCTCAATCGTGATAGAAAATCACCGAATGGGTTTCCTTCACCAGTTTCAGCCGGTCCTAAGCTATTAGCAGAACCACTTTCAACTGTTGCAGCGACTTCAGGTCTAACCACTAATCGCTTTAATGGTTGACCTGTTGTTTCATCATAATAGTCAGTATATCCAGCCAATCCACTAGCCATTTTCAACTCTCATAAATCCGCCTTCAGGATTTTCAACGTAGTAGTTACCATCAGGAGCTAATCTTGCGCCTTCTGGCATTTCGCTTTCATTAAAGTCATCCCGAGCCATGTTAGCTTCATTCTGTAAATCTTCTTCAGGCTCAATTGACGTACCACCTTCACCGATACCGGGTAATCCGTCATCTTCAACTAATTGACCACCATTAATCAAAGCTTCTCTAATAGTCTGCTTAATCAACGGTTGAATTTGCTCAATGGAAATAGCAGGACCAGAATTACCAATCGCTGTAATTCGCTTAGTCAAGGCGTCAAAATCTGCTCTAATTTCTTGAACAGCATCAACCACACTTTCATGACCAGCAACTTTTTCTCTCAACGCTATTTCACGTTCTTTAAGATCAAGCTCTCTATCCTTATTAGCCAAGTCTTGAGTTTGCTTAGTGATAATAGCAAGCTGCTGCTCAATCTTATCAGATGCTTGCTTCATAGCTTCAGTGATTTGCGGATTAGGTGCATCACCAAGGATATTAGGAGGAATAATACGACGCCAACGCTGCGCCAATACTTGCGCTTCTGGAAAGTCTGCAACTTTCCAAAGGATATCGCCAGCGACGTTCATAAATTCCTTATTCTGTGCGGCGATCTGTGTTAGCGCATTAAATGCATCTTGACGTCTGGTAGCAAAGCTTGGACCAGCATCAGACTGTACAGCATAGTTACCCACATTAGGATTGAAGATGATATTGATTATACTCTCGTTGCTATTTGAAAGCTGTTCATTATCTGGTAACAACTTCTGAAAAGCTGTTTCAGCTTCAGGATCAATTGTAAGATTGATAATCGATCCGTCACGCGCTTCAATTCTCATGATACGCTTTGTATCATAAATCTTAGGGATAAGATCGATAAGAATTTTACCAGTGTAGCGATTAGCAATAGCTAAGCCGTCAATGAAATGATATGTTGCTCTATCACCTTGACGCTGGCGAGCATTAATAGCAACACCTGATTTAGCGTTTTCATTCTCACCCATTTGTGACTGATATTGACCAGTCACCATCATCATTTCATTTTGTGCAATCTGCATCTGTTGCACATAAGCTGCTGATGGTTGCGGAGGTTGCATTCGCTGCGGTGGTGGTAATTGTTTTCCCGTTTCATCATAAGCGTTGTAAGGCAACCAAGCGTGATTAACTCTGTTGGCTGTCTTGTAATATTCTTCATAACCTTCAACAGCGTCAGCAGAAGCAACTACCGGCGTCTTAGCTTGTAATGCTCCGTATTCAACGTTAGCCGACGAATTGATATTATAAATACGCTGTGGATCAAGTTGCGCTCTAGTATGGGAAACTCTATCCATTGTGCCGTCAATGATTGTTTCTTCACCAATCACTCGCACAATAGGAATATACTTACCTAACCAATCACCACGCTCAATGATCTTGTTACCAGCGATCTTATACCATTTGATATCATTGCGTACTACGTCACGCTCTCTGTAAGTGCGCTGTCGTGGAGCAACGTCTTTTTCAGCCTCTTTAAGCGAATTAAACAACTGCACCATTCCAGCGTCTAATTCGCTAACAAAACCTTCAATCTCTTGACCTGTACCTGTAGCAGTAAATGATATATATTTATCTTTTTTATTAATCTTCCTAAAATATTCACAAACTCTTACATAATTTTTACCATACCAATCACCGCTATATTCTCCATTGAATAAGGTGTTTCCTCCAACATCTATATCATCTGGATATTCAGCCTCATACAAATCTTTGGGTTTATCTGTGAATATAAAGCCAAAGTTAGCATCAGACCCGTCAACCTCATTGATATCAGGATCAAGATAAACCGAACGAGGGTCTTTAATGCGTCTAATAAAAATCTCTTGATCAAAACTGCGATCATTGACATAATCTGTAGTAATGCGCCAATAACCAAAACCACCATGTACCGTAAATTCTAACGCGCTATCATAAATGTTTTCAGCGTTTGAAATGTACTCAATATGACGGCAAACCTCCATGTAAATTTGAGCAGCTTCAAACGAAGCTGTATCGCCTACAGGACGAATGTTAACACCCGGTTTATTTTGTTTACCGTCATTGACAATTTGAAGATTGTGTTGCTTAGTTTTATTGATTGTCAAACACGGTCTATCCTCCGTTACTCTATCACCAACTACCCAATTATCCCATTGAAATTTATTGACGCTATCACCATGAGCGAACTTGTAATCATACTCAAAATTAATTCGTGATTGTCCTTCCCATTCCTGACAAGCTTTAAAGCGTCTTTGCGCTTCAATCACGATCTTATCATCATTAGATAAGAAAGCTTCAATTGATGTAGAATAAGCCATTACATACCCATCCAAGAATTAGAACGATTAATATTTAAAATCTTTGCTCTATCAGAACTAGTCAATTTTGGTTTTTTAACTTCCTGCTCAGTCTTAAAGCTTAATGCAAATGTTTGAAAACCGTCTGCGCCATGGGACCAAGGTGTATCATGATCCGGCTCACGGCTAAACGTTCCTTTTTCTTCATCTACCTTATAAGCATAACGAGCAAGACATTGCCAGCCTTCAGACGTGTTAACCGCGTCAAAATTGCACAAAGGCATGATTGTTCGAACAGCGTTGATACCAAGACTTTTCTTAGCAGGACGTTGAACAACTATAACCTTGTAACCAGCTTGCCTTGTTAATTGAGCGATAGAACGAGAAGCTAGCGTTTCATTGTCAGCATCATGAGGCATGTATACTGTACCGTACACATAACCTAAACTCTGCATATGTTCTAAGTAATGAGCTAGCTTTTTTAAATTATTTTGATAGTAATTGATTACGTTATATTCTAACCCGCTACGCTGAATAAACCATATAGCAGTCTTATCACTATGCCCTAAATCCCAAAATGTATAAACTGGTTTTGTAGGATCATAAGGAACACTACCGCGACGATTATTTTTAATTACTTCATTTAACTCTTCAGCGTAGATAGCTCCATCAACAGTTATCTTTGTGCGGCCTTCCCACACTTCAAGGTATTTGTTTTGATTAGCCGCTTTCGTCACGCTCATTTCTAAGCGAAGATCAGGCGGAAACCATTTATTATCCCAATAGTTGATATTGATAACGATAGCGTATCTAGTTTTTGTATATTGACTAGAATTATCTCCATCTAGCTCCATCATCAGAGAGCCATCAGAAGTTATAGCTACCTCATCATTTTCATCAACATAGACATAATCAGGAGCGATCTTATCTTTTGAAATGATGAAGCGCTGATAGACTTCATCTTCTTCAAGATCAGGATTAAACGATAGCCATATTTCAGGACCATTACCAAATGGTCCGCCTCTATCTTCTTCAAGCTTTGAGCGACCACGAATAGTAGGTGATAGCTTATCTAATGTCGTCTTTGATAATGTGTTAGCTTCATCGCACCATAAGATATCAATTCGACCAAGAGACTTGATACTGTTAATGTTATATCGCAAACCCATAAAGAAAAACCGTGACCCGGTTTCTTTATGAACTATTTCAGTCTTTAATATTTCAAATTCGTCTTCTAATCCTAAATCTTCAATGTTAGCTTCAAGTGTAAACTTAGAACTATCATTAATCGATTTCTGAATTTCGCGAGCACAGATTATACGTAACTTTTTAGTACGCGCTAGTAATATCAAAGCGCGTACTAGGTTTTCGGTTTTTGCTCCACCACGACCACCCCATGCAACTTTCCATCTAGCACTTTCAAATAAGAATGGTGCCAGCTTTTCAGGGAACTCAATCGGGTTTGCTTCAGTCATTTAAAATTAATTTGCTACTGTAGCTGCTGTAACCTGACGAATAGATGAACCTTCACCAATAAAAAGAGCACCTTGACCAGTAGTAAAGGTGATATTTGCTCCACCGATCAAACTAGCATTATTACGATTAACAGTAGTGTTCCCGTTCTGAAACCAGAAATAATAAAACTTTCCAGCTACGGAATTTGAAAAGGTGTTAATCGTACTAGCTGATGCTTGATTAAAAATAATGTAAGAAACACCAGATAAATCTACATTTACCGTTGCTCCTGTAGCAGTAATCGTGCGAATACCAACTGGTAATCTACCTTCTGGTACAATACCAGAGGATAAGTTTGCTGCATTTGTAGTATCTACATTTACAACATTACCTAAGCCAACATCAGAACTATTTAAAGTAACATTACCAGTTTTACCAGCTACCGAATTGACAGCAGAAGGTACAATTAATCCATCAGCTAAACATGGCGTTGCAATTAACAAAAACGCTAATAGATATTTAAACATTTAATAAGCCTCCGCAACGCTAACAGTTTGTGCAGATGTAGACGCGATGCAGTTAATTGCAGCAGACGTGCTAACAGTAAAATTAGCTCCTGCTACTGCTGGAATATATTGACCATTTGCTGTTGTTGCTGTTGTACCACTGCAATAAACAGGTTGAGTGCCAGTAATATTTGTAATAGTAACTGAGCGTCTACCAGTTCTAGCAGCAACTGTAACTGTACTAGACGTAGCTACAGAAACTTGGCTTGTAGCAAAATTAGTACCGGCTGGATTTGTTGTCGCTGTACCTGTAATACTAACTGATGGTGTTCCTGTAATACCAACATTACCTGATACAGGAACAGTAGTAGTTACGGCGTTACCACCTACACTATTAATATTTACATCTGATGTACCTCCACCACCACTACTAGTAACAGGCAATGGATTTGCTGTACTAACAGCCGTACAACCTCCATTGCTATTAATGAAGCAAGGATTGCGTTGCGGCTCAGCTTGTGCTAATGTGGGTAATAAGAATAGAGCTAAAATTAAAAGCTTCTTCATGATATACCTTTAAAATTTTAGCCTCCCTGCAATTAAGCAGAGAGGCTTTGTTTATTAAACTGCTAACCATACACCCGACGCAACACAAAAGTAAGTCTTTGCTCCGGTAGCTTGAGCGTAGCTAGCACCACCATTAACTGTAGCGTTGGCATCATAACCAAAAACCGCTACGTTATTAGCGGATTGATTAATGATCGTAAGTTTAAGACCGACAAAGCCAACTGGTAACTTAACGCTATCATTGGCATTTGCTACTGTAGCTACAACGTTAATAGCCGCATTTAACTGTACGGCGTTAGGTTGACCACCACCAGCCGCAGCTACAATACCAGTGATGATTGAGTTTAATTGACTGGTTAAGTTATTAACATCTTCACCATTAACCAATTGACGGCTAGGTGCGTAGACATTAGGTGCTTTGCTTGGCAACATATCAGTAATCCTTTCATGTTTGAGGTTGGATTACTGTACGCGATACCAAACACCAGTGTTGTTAGCACCAGCCTGATACACCCAACAATTGCTGCCAAGAGTGACAGTACCAGCCGTACCAACTGCCGTCATAACCGGAAGGCTTGTAGGAGTAACACCAGTAATAGTAGGAGTGTTACCATAACTGTTAGCCGCCGCAGCAACAGCAGTTAAAGTAAGAACACCACTACCAGCGTTAGCTAAACAAAACTTCTGATTATCAATCGGATTAGCAGGAAGCTTAAATGAAGTATAAGTAGCTGTACCAGCACCAGCATAAACATAAGTACCTATACCATCAGCGACTTGAACAGCAGCGGTAGTGCCAGTAGTAGTAGAAGTGGTGATATCACCATAACCACCGGCAAACAATGTCGCAGGAACGCGGACAGTCTGCGGCTGGTTTCCATTGCTGTAATTAGTATCGGCTGGAATAGTCGCCGCAGGAGGTAAGGTAGCCGGACCAGCAGGTCTATACTGATTACAAACGCCGTTATTACCGTAACTAAGGCACTCAGTATTAGCAGGAACACCAACAGTAGGATAATTAGGAAACGCTTGACCAAATGCCGCTGTAGCGCCAGCAAAAAACATGGCACCAACAAATAAAAGCTTCTTCATCGTATAAGCTCCAAAATCACTTGCACCATGCAAGTGCTACATCAAAAATACTAACGTCCTGCTCCACCAACTAACTTGAGTGGAATTGATAGAGCATTTTCATTTTGTATTTTTGATTTAGAATTTGAAGCTTGATCAATTGTTTTAGGAGCGTCTTTGCTACCAGATACCAAAACAATTTTTGTTAATTTATTGACGGTATTATTAGTGGTGTTATTGGTGGAGGCGTTAATATCAATTTTACCTGTAAAGCCCGCTACTTCAGAATATAAACGCAACGCATTTAAACGTTCTTTCGCCTCCACCAAAGGCCGTCCATGCAAATCTTTTTCGTCATGAAACGCGAGTATTCTAGCTAACAGTTCTTCCTTGTCAAGCGGCTTTGCTAGCTCTTTAACAGTCTGTGCATAAGCATCACGAGCGGCTAGAACAATAGGATCAGTCAGCCAATGAGTTGCTATCCATAGCGCTTTAGCTGTCTCGGCATTAAAGATTTCCAGACCAGCTTTAAACGGCTCTAAGCCTTTACCAAGCGCCGCACCATAAGCTTTCTTTAATTCTGCATTGTCAGCAAAATCAGGCTTAGGCGGCTCTGCAATAGCTACAGGTTGACCCCAAGGCGATGTTTCGACTTGTGCCGCGTTAAATATGCTTTCGCTTTCTGGTAAAAACCATGCATTCATATGCCCACAAATAACAGAAACGCCAGCCTAAATCAATAGACTGGCGCTCCGAATTGCTGATGATCTACCATGGATGACGATCAACAGTAAAATACCAAGGTTTACCGGCTACATATCCTTGGCGCATTCCTTTAAATCGCCGTGAAAGAGCTTATCCTTATATACGCTTTAAAAGCAATGTCAAGCGCTAAAACACGCGAGTTAACAACGCTCCATCACTTTCAGCTTTTTGACCATCCTTAACTATTTCTTCATCCTTAATTAATGCTCTAACAATGAAGTTACGAGCATAGATATATTTCGGTCTAATAGTCTGATTAGCGCCTTCAATCGGCTTATCACCATCGTTAAGTTGAATAGTGCCATCAGCGTTACGCTTTTTTGTATGAGTGATAATCATTTCCGATATATTATCACCTTTTTCATCCTTTTCTATATCGGCTGTGTTGCGTCTAAACATTTCAATCTGACGATGAAGATCAGCCATCAGCTTGTCAATCGTGTTACCCGGCTCTACAGGGATAAACACAGATTGCTTAGCTTCTAGCTTATTGAATGGGTATTTAAAATCTTCATCTTTAACGTTTGGATAAACATTAGCATTATCGATGATCTGATAATCGCTATCAGATGTTGAACCTGTAGAAGGGTTAACAGACTTGATATCGTTGTTAACTGAGCTAACCTCTTTACCGCTTGCTGCTAGCGTATCACTATCCATTACAACAGCATGAGGCTTGCGGTCATCCTTTACGTCATTCGGATTGACAGGGAACTTTTCAGGATCGTTACCTTTGTTCCATGCTTTATTATCTGTGCTGAATTGATCGTTTTGCATAGCAGTTCCTTTCGCGAAAAATTTAAAACGCACAAGAAACTGTGATGTTCCAAAGGAACTTTTGGTGCCGCCAAGAGGATTTGAACCCCTGACATTCGGATTACAAAACCGACGCTCTACCAACTGAGCTATAGCGGCGTATTTAAATTGGTCAGTGTGGCAAGACTCGAACTTGCAACCCCAAGCTTCCAAAGCTTGTACTCCACCATTGAGCTACACACTGTTAACTGTTTTACGCCTTTCTTTTTCATCAAAATAAGCAGCTAGTATAGACGTTTCCCATACTTCTAGGAACGTTCTACCCGGATCAGTTTTATTTTCTAATTCCTCTACAAATTTTAAAACAATGCTATAATCAATGTTAAACTCTTTAGCGATTGAAAAGTAAGGATAACTAACGCTCATTATGTATTCCTTAATTGGTGCTCCCTAAAGGACTTGAACCTTTAACCTACCGGGTAGAAGCCGGTTACTCTATCCAATTGAGCTAAGGAAGCTTGGTGCCCGCTTCCGGACTCGAACCGGAACAGCTTTCGCCAAGGGATTTTAAGTCCCTCATGTCTACCATTTCATCAAGCGGGCTGAATATGATCAAAACTGCTTTAGCAAGAGGAACTGATGAATAATGATGTTCTTAAATCCATCTTCACCGAAATTGATTTGAGTGATGAAACCGTCACGCTTAGCAGCACTCATGGCTTTCATCAATGATTGAGAAGCTTCAACAATCTGTTGCTTATGATGCTCTGCTAATTCAACATCTGATTTTGTGGGTACAAGCGTAGCTAGTTTATTAGATTGATTACTATTTTGATTTTCCATTTATAGCAACTCCATTATTGACAATTTCTATTTTAGCTTTAGGATATTTAGATTTTAGCACATTAAACAATTCACTCGGATTAGCTGTGCCTATGATCAAACTTTTATTAGCAGCTAAACAATATTCTACCAACCTATATGTTGCGTCTGATTTACCTTGGCGTCTGATTGGTTGATTGATAGGCTCTATAAGCATCTTCTCTGCTCATTGTCTCAACACTATAACCATTTTCTGTTGCTGTAAATGTGATCCGTCCTAGCGTCTTTCTATCAGCATGATTAGCTAAGTCAAGATCAATCGTATCTACAACGTCATCTTTATTTTCAAGATCAATGATAAAGACCGTGATAGGTTTATAAGTATTGATTTGTTCTAGTGGTTTATTCCAGCAACCTTTATACCACTTCATTTTATTAGTCATTTTTATTCCTTATTTAAGTATTAATGTTGCAAGTATAAACCACAATACGCTAACTATTTCACAGGATGCAATTCTATAATAATCACCATTTCTAGTTACATGCTTAAACGAAGCAATAAGACTACCAATACCCATTACTATGCAAACTGTAGCTAAAACACCAGATAATGTAACAGTAATCATTAATATATTCTCCATTCAAATATTTAGTCATTAAAAACCCTGCTACCTGTTTTGTCAAGTAGCAGGGTTAAAAGCTAGGCTGGTGTACCTCCGACCAAGCCTAGCGCCTTCTTACGCGATACGCTGCACGACAGCGCCGTTCGCAGGAGCGGTAAAGCTACCGTAAGTCTTGCCAGCCTCAACCGGCGAAACCGCAAACTTACGAGTAAACACCTTATCAGGAATGCTAACAGTTTCCATAACGTTCTTACCGTCTGGTCCCTTGATAGCACGGCGCTTGCTATCACGTTGAGCACGAGTAACAGTCTTCATCTTGACGTTACCATTTTCGTCCTTCTGCTCTACAGCAAAGCGCTGATTAGCCGAACCAGCCGCAGACGAAAGTGTCTTTACAGCATCACCCTTTTCAACATCGCTATCAGCAACAAAGAAGTGGTCATTGACAGCCATTGTTTCAAACGGGTACTTCGACGGGGCACCACCACCGAAACCACCCTTGCGAGTAGCCTTTGGACGTTCGAAACCACCAGACTGCACCGCGAATGTCGAATGAGCCTTAGCTTGTTCCTGAGTATTCAAATATTGAACACCAGCATCAGTAATGCGAGCAGCACGCTTGCTAGGATCAGACGGATCAGCCTGATTAGGATCGATAGCAATAAGCGGCGGCTGATGCTGCATCAGCGGCAATCCGTCAGCCTGAGACACATAAACCACGGTATTAGCCGCAGAAGCGGTAGCAATAGCAGAAAGCAGAGCACGATTTACGTTAGACATTTTATTTCCTTTAGGTTTAAGAGATTTTGAATTATTCGTCAGTGAACATTCAATGAGCAGAACTTATTTTCGTTCCTTGAAGCTGTCAACTCCCTTTTGATCATTTTGTTCAAATAAATTTAACTGCTTTTCACTAGGTTGAATGCCTACACATTCAACGAATAGTTGTTCGCCTTCAGAACCGCAAACGGTACAATACGCAACTCTTGTATAGCCGTCCTTATACGTGCTTAACTGGTGCATTGTCATTTTGAGCAGCCTTAGACCACTGATAACCGCGTGTACCTATCACCATAAACAAATCTGCAAACCTCATATAGATACCCGGAATGCGTAGATGATTGCGCCACCAATCGAACGTATCCAAAGTGTTTTTATGAAAGCTCATTTACCTTATCCTTAAATTTTTCGCGCAATTCATCCAGTGAAAGCGCGGCTTCATCGTCAGTCAACTTTTGTTGAAAAAGCGGTTGATGACGTTCCTTGCCGTTACCGTCTGTTGGTTTGTCATGCCAGATTTGCGCTTCAGGGCCACGCAAACCGGGTAGCAAAACGAAATAAGTTTCAATCTTTTTGCTCATTTTAAATGACTTCCTATAATTATTCCTAATCCGAAAAATGCTGCTCCATAACCTACAAGCCATAAGATGATGAATGTAGCTACTGCACTGGTTTTCATTTGTTATTAACTCTATCAAAATATTTCAATTGCGTTTTAAGTAACTCATTTAACAAGTAAGTCCTGAGTACAGGAAGGAACTTGTTGCTAGGATAAAGCACAATGAAGCGCTCTACCCTAGCAATCTCATTTCGCATATACCGCTGGTACTCAATACTATCAATTGTGATCATCTGTTAAATCCAGCATTTACTCTTGATGCTTTTGATCTGCTTTTTTGCTGTTCCAAGCATTTACAAGGCTTTCAGCTTCTTTTGATGACAAATAATAATGCTTTTCTAGCAGTCCAACAGCAGTAGAGCTATTAATATTATGTCTCATATATTCATCAAAAATAGTTTCCATTGTTTCAATATTCATTATTTCACCTTAACCACAATACCATTTTCTAGCCAAGCTTCAGCATACCATGTATGCGGCTTAGGATAATGCGGACCCTCTAGCGCAATTTTGCCAGTGTAGTTGCTCAAATCAGGACCAAGACCGGGCTGATAGCATCGGACAGGATTACCTTTAACAATTTCACGATCAAGGTATTGCTTAACAGCTTCCTTGAGCGCTTTCTTAGTTTTGAAGTCAATAACCGTATAAGCCATTTTAAATTCTCCATCTGATTTGCACAGCTTATACGGTTTATTCTAACCGTCAATACTAAATCCACTCATGACAACAATTTCGCTCTTATTGTTGACAGCTTGAGTAAAGATATCAACGCTCAATTTCAAATCTTCAATATATAGCTCATTACCTTCTGGCGATTGCTCAGCTTCAGCAAGATATTGCTTAACAGTCTCAAGACGCTTTTCTAAGCTCATGATAAATAATCCTCGATTGCTTTCCACGCTTCCTGCCATCCATAGCAAACAACAGCTTTATAGCCCACACTATTAGCGTATTCTGTAAACTTGATTTGCTCATCTGAGCAGCCGCCATTCTTTTCCTTGCGACGTTTCTCAAGCTTCAATTCAATGTAAAGACCATGGTAGACTTCACCAGTCCATCCTGCGCCTTTTTGCCATGCTGGTACTGGTAAAAACACGTCACTCACACCTGCCCTAACACCTTCAGCAACTTGACGTTGACTGTTAGCATTCGGAATAGCATGAAGCCATTTCAATTGTGGGTACTTCTCACGATGGTTAGCAGCTTGAACAAATAATCTGATTTGCTCAGACTTTTCATCTGTACCTTTAATTTGTTCTGGCGTGATCATTTTAGAGCTTCATCAATCATTGCTTGATAATACTTAATTACATAACCTTGATGACCAGCAACTATTTCCATTTCTTGTGTAGGTTCACGCATTGCTCGGATAACAACTTTCACATCATCTACACAAAATTCCCAATTCTTTATACCTTTTACAAAGGACTCAGCATCGTCTGGATAGCTGCCACAATGAGAATATCGCTTTTTAGCTAAAGCTCTAGCAGCTTGTTCAACCATTTCGCTCATTTTGATCTTTCTCAACTTGGCTTACAACGTGCTTATATATTTTATGACCTTCATCATACATAGCTTGACCAATTTGCCAAGCATCTATAGCAACATAGTTAGCACTGATAGTTTTATTGGTATTGGTTCTAGCCATTACCAGCGGTAAAGCTATGTCAGCATATCGCTTAATCTCATTAAATACAGCTTGAACAGTATTAGCTTTAGCTATTTTATCATAAGCTTCTTTTGACAATTCTGGCATTTTAAATTCAGGCGTCATCGTGCATTCCTAAACACATAATACACCAACATTAACCATGGTGCAATACCAAACATCACGAATGCAGCGATTTCTGTTGAACTCATATCGATATACATTTTATATTCCTTATTTTAAAGTAGCTGGAACCCGGATAGCGTTAGCTTAAATCCTACAATTCCGTATGACAGATCGCAGTTATTGCTGTTGTTCGATCATACCAGCTAGTCAATTCTAGCTGAACTTTTAAGTGTGCCTTATCCGCTACGTTCCTAGCGCGGCATCGGCTATTAGACCGCTAGGCTAGTCTATTTTGATGCATTATCCAAGCTATATTAGGAACGCTAATGCATCAAAGCTTAAACAAGTCCCGAATGAAGTCCCATTCTTCAATCGGCATTTGAATAGTGACATATCCAGCATCAGCATCCGAATTGTCGATATCACTATTCTCAAAGCATTCCTTGACAGTAAACTTTGGCTTAGCGGTAGGAATGTCATCACGCTTGACCTTGCGGCCTTCAGCAGCCGCTTTATTAACGGCGTCCTGAAGCGATTGCGCGGCTTGCTGGGGCGTTTCCGCAGACTTGACTGTCTGCTGTGCCAGAGAAGCGGAAACCGCACCAGAGATTACCGCAGCTTGAACGCTATTAGGCATAGTCAGCAAATCCAAAATCTGACTGATGCGACCCGGCGTCTTACCAACCTTGCGAGCAATATCCGACTGGTTCCAACCAAAGTCAAGCAATTTCTTATAGACCTTGGCTTCCTCCATGTTGGTTAGCGGCTTACCGCTATTGCTAACAACTTGATTAAGGATCAAATCTTCATCGCTAGCATAACGATCAACACTGATAACCGGAACAGTCTTGATATCAGCCTTATAATGATCAATTGCTCGCATGGTAGCGCGGGTACGACAATGACCATCCTTAACGATCAGCTTACCATTTTCAAGCTTAACCTCAATTGGCTTGCGAACACCAATTTCAGCAATCGACTGTGCGAGTTGATCAATATGCTCATTGAGCGCTTCGCTTTCATCGCGCGTATTCCAACCTTCATTAATGATCAAAATCCGCGGGTCCACCTTAAACACCTCTTGCTTACCCTGCGAGAATTGAGCGATACCAGTAGCTTTAGCCATCTGAAAAACCTTTCTATCTGTAATCCAACAGTAATTAACTTATAGCAGCTTTATTTTAAACTGTCAAGCGTCAATGCGAGTAACGCGAACAACATTCCAAGTTTTATAAGCACGCTGTACTTCATAACCAACATCATTTTCAGCAACATCACGCCAAAGAAGCCAAACGTTATTAAAAGAAAGAACTTCAATCCTTGACATTGTTTGTTTCCCTTTATCTCCAATCCAAGAGCATTTAATAATTAAACTCTATACGGCTTATTTGTTGCTGTCAACACTATTTTTAATATAGCGGCGAACTTCTTTAAGCGATCTATTGGTATGAGCAGCAAAGACACGGATAGCTTGCTCTTTGGTAGGAAACATCATTATAATCCTATGACGACTATCGATATTATTTTTAAAATTGCCTTTACCAAGAGGCAAATCTGTACGTCCTTTACGAATATTATTATACATTTCAATACACCATTGATTATTTTGCTCAAATGGTGCTGAAACGCACATAGTAGCATTACCAAACTGAATAAATTGAATATTGCTAATCATTTTAAACTTCCCTGCTGATACTTTTCTTCAGCCATCTTGATATTATTTAAAGCGCTCTCAACCTTCTTAGTGATATAGCGGTTATGATAAAAATTCTCTGTACCTTTAGACGCTACACGGATAGCAATAAGCTTGTCAATAGCATCATTTAGAATATCGTCTAGTTGATGGAGAATTTCAATCGTTTGTTTATTCATTAATCATTCTCCTGATATCCTTTATTACTCTGTCTGGATTATGCTTCTTACTGCTCAGTAAGATGTATTGCTTGCTATCGTTAATATAAAACTTGAAATGCTTTTCATTAGTCATCTTGTATTCAAATTTTATCTCGGACTTCCTACAATATTCTATCGCAGTATCAAGGTTTCTGTATCTCATTATGCTTTCTCACATGAGTATAAACACAATCATGACGATAAGACTTAGCAACTCTATCAGCATCTACACGACGTTTATAAGCACCACCAGAACTTAAACGCTTACCAACAAGATAGATGTTGACCCAAATTCCTACACAACCTTTAGGAACTTTAACGCGAGCTACAACACCAAATGACTTGTTCATTTTACTTGCTCCGTGGTCCATCTTTAACCCATCCTTCAGCAAGCATCTTTTCAACATCTTCAGGATTGACACGCTGCTTAGCTTTTGTGAATGAATGGATCATCCAGACCTTACCGGCGAAATGATGCTGACTTGTGGGCTTAGTTTGCGTCGGTTTTCCATCAACCAAGCTATCGTATTGGCAAGCAAACTTA